TGCGCGGGGGTAAAAACCTCATTCTCTTAGCAGAGATTAATTGATACTTTTGAAAATGCTATTATTGATCCAGACCAAGCTTTTATGTTTGGTTGCGACTGGAGATTGCCGGCCATGCATGGACTCATTGATAAACAGTATATTAATAAGTTGAAAATGAGTCCATCGTACAATGCGGAGTCTTTTGCAACTGAATATTTGAGTCTATGGCAAGGGTCAAGTGAGGATGCCTGGTTCTCATATGATAAGTTGACAAAGTATCGGAAGATAAAAAACCCCGAAACGCACGCAATTAATAGACCCGGGTCTGATCAATTCTACTTAATATCAGTAGACGTGGGTCGAATTTCTGACCAGACCGCGGTTTCTATTTTTAGAGTTAATATAGTGAACAATAAGTTCTATAGTACTCTTGTTAATTTAATAGTCTTAGGCAGGACACCGCAAACCAAACCATTTTCTGTCCAAGCGTCAGATTTAAAGAAACTTATTCTTGCGTTCAATCCGCGCGAGGTCGTTATCGACACGAATGGATTGGGTGTTGGTTTAGCGGATGAAATGATTAAACCCCAATATGATGAAAAGGGAAATGTATTACCTGCCTATGGCTTTATTAATGATGATAACTATAAATTAATACAGCCGAAGGATGCTCCAAAGATTCTCTATGGAATCAAAGCTAATTCGGCTCTTAACTCTAAAATTCATGGAAATTGTTACTCTCGCTTAACCAGCGGCTTGGTTAGATTTTTAATTAAAGAACAAGAAGCAAAAAGTGCTTTGTTAGCAACAAAAACTGGTCAAAAAATGACAACGGAACAACGTGTAAAACGACTCATGCCTCACGAAATGACTACTAAATTATTTGAAGAGATGAGCAACTTACGCTTAAAACGGACTGGCGCGAGCCTAGACATAGTCCTTGAAAGAATTAATAGTCGCTTTCCAAAAGATAAATATTCTTCGTTTTCTTATGGGTTGTGGCGAATTAAGGAACTTGAAGAGGAATACTATTCATCTAGTCATCGACGCAGATCTGGCACTCGTAAGTTAATCTTCTTTACGGGAGGAAGATAGATAGATGAATGAGAATGAAAAAAAAGAACGTCTAGCTTCTTTTTCCAATTCGTATGGTAAAATGATTGCGACAAGTGAAGCTACGTATGCTTATGACTCTTTTAGTCGTTATAGAATTGAAAGAGTTAAGGAGTATACACCAGAAGAGATTGAAAGGATTATTGATTCTGGTTCACTTAGGGCGAAGATTCAATTGTCGCGAAACTATTATACCAAAGGGGGATTCTATCAGAGAATTCTATTGCATTATGCTACTTTACTTAAATATACTGGTTTATTAATTCCTAATCCGGTATTTGGTAAATCTCTCTCCGAATCGTATATTGCGAAAAAGTATAATAATGCGATGAATTTTATTGACAGTGCGAATTTGCCAAAACTCTTTACGGAGATTGCCATTAAGGCACTTCGTGATGGAACTTATTACGGTATAATTCAATCTGTTAATAGTACCTCAATTTCGATTATTGACTTGCCTGTATTTTATTGCCGTTCTCGTTTTAAGGACGAAGCCGGTAATGACTTAATTGAGTTTGACGTTACTTATTTTGATACCATTTTGGATTTAGATGATAGACGTAAAGCTCTACAGGTATACCCAAAGAAAATTACGGATTGGTATAGGAAGTATAAACAAGGAAAAGTCGAAAAGAGATGGGTATTTGTGCCCGTAGAGATTGGTATTTGTATACCTTTCTTAGACGGCGCGCCGGCGTTTTTGAATATAATTCCTGCCGAACTAGAATATGACCAAGCGAGAGATATTAATAAAGAAAGAGACTTAGAAGAAATTCGCAAGATTATTGTTCAGAAGATACCTCATTTAAGTGATGGCGGCCTTCTGTTCGAGCCTGACGAAGCAGAGATTATGCATAAGGGTGCGGCCCAGATGATGGGTGGCAATCCAAATGTATCTGTTTTAACAACCTATGCGGATGTAGATTCTATCGTTTCTAAAACTTCTAATGATAATGCGGTCAATAGCGTTGAAAAATCACTTTTAAATATTTATTCTAAATCTGGCTCCAGCCCACTATTATTTGGAACAGAATCTAATTTATCGTTAGAAACGTCCATTAATAATGATATGGCGCTCATGATGACTTTTGCTCGTAAGTTAGAACGAATTATTACATTTATTGTTAATGATAGTTATAGTAATTCAAATGTTACTTTTAAGTATACAATTTTACCAATTACTTTCTACAACGAGTTTAAGTATGCTGATGAAGCATTGAAGATGGCGAACTCTGGCTATAGTTTCTTAATGCCGGCGCTTGCTATGGGATTATCACAGAAGGAACTTTCTAACATAAAAGATTTAGAGAACGAAGTATTAGACTTAAAGGAAAAATTAATTCCATTAAGTACTTCTTTCACCGAATCTGGAAATGGACCTGGGCGTCCAGAGAAAGACTTAGAAGATAAAAGTGAAAAGACAGTAGCTAACCAAGAATCGTTAGATCGCGGAGGTTCAAATGGATAAAAAAGATTTAACAAAATTTTCTCTTTCCGTTTATGGCAACATCTCTGCTTATAATGATGTACTTTCAAAGGCTAGAGTACGAATTTTTTATAAATATGGGAACAGAAATGGGACTTATATAACCGACGAGTTTGCGGAAAAGCTCATTTCTTCTCTTCCATATGTTCCAGTAAAAGGAATTTATGACTCAATGGAAGAAGATTATACCGATCATGGTCATGAGAGGTATGAGGGTCGTATTTACGGTATTGTTCCGGAGAATCCAAATTTCGCATGGGAAAAACATCTTGATGAAGATGGTGTAGAAAGAGAGTATGCATGCGCAGACATCTTTTTGTTTACTGGTATATATAAAAAAGAAGCTTTAGAAATAGTTCAAAAGTCTCAATCTATGGAACTGTATGCTGATTCTATTAAGGGTAGCTGGGAATTTATTGATGGGAAAAAATACTATGTATTTACCGAAGGTAGTTTCTTAGGATTACAAGCCCTGGGAGATAGATATGAGCCTTGTTTTGAAGGCGCCGCTTTCTACTCCTTATATGAATCAGTTCAAAAGTTGGTTCAACAAATTGAAGACTATGAATTGCAAATTAAGCAAAACACAGGAGGAGAAAATCAGATGAATTTAGAATTTAAACTCTCTGATAATCAGAAATACAACATGATTTGGTCTCTCCTTAATCCTAACTTTAATGAAGAAAACGGCTGGGTAATGAATTACGCAGTTTGTGACGTTTATGATGAATATGCGGTCATTTTCAATATGCAAGAAAGTGGATACGAGAGGGCATATTATACAAAGAATGATGAAACAGATTCTCTTTCGATTGACAGAAAAGAAGCTGCTTATATCATCGATGTAAATGAAGAAGAGAAGCGTGCTTTAGAAGTTCTCCATGCTATGAATGGCGGAACTTATGAGAAGATTGACGAAAAAGCTACTTCTTTAATCGAAGAAAAGGAGACTTTCAGTCAGAAATTTGAAGAGCAGGCCGATCAGATTTCGACTTTAGAGCAGGAAAAAATTGAAGTTCAGATTGATCTAGAAGAAGCTACAGAGAATTATACAAACGCTCAGTCAAAGATTGATACTTTAACTGAAGAGAATGAGAAGCTTGCAGCCTTTAAGGCTAACGTTATTTTAAAGGAGAAGGAGGCCGTTATTGACCACTATACTGCTTTACTTAACGAGGAAGTTATCGATTCCTTCAAAGAAAGAATTGATGAAATGACTAAGGAAGAGTTAGATAAGGAACTTGCTTACACATTAGTTCAGTCAAATCCTGCAATTTTCTCAAAAGAAGAAGATAATTCCGGATATACTCCAAAGGAGGATGCTCCAATTGGTGGTATTGAAGGTATTCTTAGTAAATATAAGAAGTAATAATACGCGGAGGAATTATTATGGCAAAGAGATTCGTAATTGACGGCTATGGTCAGTTAGAGTTAAATAATGTAGCCTTCCGCAGAGATGGACGTGTTGAAGCTCAGTGTGCGCTTGACGCCACTGATTTTGCTACCGTTCCTGCTGAGAATGGAATGTTACTTGCTGTCGACAGAGTTAACAGAACTGTTAAGTTTGCCACAGATGACTCTTTACCAATTGCCTTAAATTATACTGCAGAACATATGTATGATGAAAGAGCCAATGGTTTAAAGGATTTCAAACTTGAAAGGGGTTCCTTCCTTCCAAGATTAGGTTATCTTTCTGTTGGTGACTTATTTACAACAAACTGCATTAGCTATGACACTGGTGACTATGCCAATGACGCGGCTGTTAAGACTGCTACTACCAAGACTGCTTTAGCTGCTACCCCAATGTATGGTGGTATTAGCGCGGATGGTTCCATTCTTATTGCAGATGCTGCTCCATCTGATGGTCCAGTTTTATTAGCTGTTGAGGGTACAACAATGCCCGACGGTCAGTTTGGAATTAAGTTCCAGGTATTAAGTGCGTAATTAAGGAGGATAGATAGCGATGACTTTAAACGAATTAAAAGAATTAGCTGTTTATGCGGCTAAGAACGAAGCTCCAGCTAACTATGCCGTTGAAAATGTTAATGATGCACTTGTCGATGGTCTTAAGGAATTAGCTGGTTCCGTCAATCAGTTCATGAAGAACAGATATGACATTTATGATATTATTATCCAGGCGGCTGATGAAGTCGTTCCTAACAAGGTTATTGATGCCGTTGGCATCTTTGCTGATGTTCAGCAGGTTGGACAGGGCCAGAAAGCTATGTTCAAGACTAAGTTAGGTAGAACAAGAGCTAAGAAGTTCTTAACTCAGGTTGGCCTTTCTGGTGTTTATGAGACATTCCGTCTCGATACTGGTATTTTCGAAGTTTCCGCTCATGCAATCGGCGGGGCTTGCACAATCGACTTCGAGAGAATGTTAGATGGTGCTGAAGATATGGCTGAGATGGTCTCCCTCTTAACAGAGGCCCAGACAGACGCCGTTTACCAGGAAGTTCAGAGAGCCCTTCGTGGCGCTATGACAGCTATGGATGTTCCAGGTCCAAACAGAGTTCAGGGTACTTGGGATCCAGATGAAATGATGAAGTTAATCAGCACTGCTCGTGCTTACGGTGCTGGCGCAGTTATTTTTGCACCACCTGAATTCATTGCAGCTATGGGTGCTGATGCCATCGTTCCAATTCCACAGAGTGGTAATTATGGTGGTGTTTACCATCCACAGGATATTGATGCTATCCACAATACTGGTTACATCAACATCTTTAGAGGTACTCCAATTGTTCAGATTCCTCAGTCATTCACTGACGAGAGTAATACAACAACTTGGATCGATCCTCAGCTTGCTTATGTCTTACCAACAGGCGGAGAAAAGGTTGTTAAGGTTGTCTTTGAAGGACAAACTCAGATGTATGATTTCGTTAACAGAGATCAGTCAATGGAATTCCATACATATCGTAAGCTAGGTACTGCTATTCTTGCATATCACAATTGGTGCATCTACAAGAATACTGGTATTGCTCAGACATATCAGGAAATGTATCCAAACGCTTAGTAATTAAAGGGGAGGGGTAAGGTTTTTCCCCTCCCCATTTTATATTTAGGAGTTAAAAGGAGTAAAATTATGGAAGATAAAGTTAAGATTACAAATTTAGTTTCAAGTAGGGTAGTTCTTTCTGTTCCAGATATGAGATTAAAGAGAGTTTGGGAAAAGAAAGGCGCGGTTAAGATTATTCCATTCGATCAGTTAGAGGAAGCTTTCTATACACCCGGCGTTGAGCCACTTTTCCGGGAGGGTGTTCTTGGAATTGAAGATATGGATGTAAAGAAGAGATTAGGTTTAGAGCCAGAAGATGCGTCTGAGCCAGTTAATATTATTACCTTAACTGACGATCAGAGAAAGCGTTATTTAACCGTACTGCCTATTAGTGAGTTTAGAGCTAAGGTTAAAGAGTTACCTCATGAGCAAGTTGTAGAATTAACAAAATATGCTATTGAGCATGAGTTGGTTGACTTTGAGAAGGATACAATTCTTAAGGAAATGACTGGCAAAGATGTTATTGCTGCAATTAAGCTCAATAAGGACGACGAGGCAGGTAAGGAGATGTAAGATGACTCCAGTTCAAAGAGTTTATGATGCTTTTTTATCGAAGATGTTGGAAGAAGAATGGCTTAATTGGACAGATGAAGAAATCCAACACGATTGGCGTATGTTACTAGACGGCGCGATCCCAAACTTTAAATTTCCAAGAGTTGATTTAACGATTGATGATGATGGGAACTTCTTAGGCGATTTAGGTAATGAGGAAATTCAAATTCTTGCAACTTTTATGAAGTGTGAATGGTTGAATCGAGAGATTTTGACTTGGGAGAATATTAAACCGCTTTATGTAGAAAGAGATTTTTCACAGGCGAATTTAATTGATAAACTTCAGAAACTGCAAGAACGTGAAGAGTACAAAGCGCGCAAGCTAGAACGGATTTATTATCGTTCAATTAATAGTAAGCCATTTGATTATACTAAATTAGCGGGGGAATAAAATGGATTATACTCCAAATTTGAAAGAGGGGTATAATAATAAACTTAAGAGTAAGTTATTCGGACTGCTTTGTGAATATGAGCGCGGACGTGAATGGGAGAAGTTTCTTGACTCGATTTTGATTGAGTTGATGGGCTTTGATGAAGAAGAGAAAACGATTAATTATTATATTTTGTTTCATAATATTTCTTCCTTAAGATATTTAAGTTATGAATATTTTAGGAAGACAATTTTTGATTGTATGTCTTTGCTTTCGAGGGAGGGAGCCTAATGGGATACTATGAGGATGTATATTTAAAAAGACTCAATAGATATGGAATAGACTTTCAATCTCGTATGCAGCGGCAGCGCGAAGAAAATTTTGCACGGGAGCTGAAGCGTTCTGTTTATTATATTAACTTTGATTGGGAAAATGAAGAAAGAGAAGGTGAATTAACACCATATAAACAGGATGAAACGAAGACCGTGCGTTATCTTTTAACAGATGTACATTTGGATATGCCGAATGGGACACTTTTAATGTTGCCTGATAAGGATCAGATTTTAGAGCCTTGGATGATTTATTGGTTAGAAGATTATGTGGCTAGTGGATATAATAGATATATTGTATTGAAGATGACACATTATTTAACTTGGACTAATAGAGAGGGTGAAGAGTGTTCTACTTGGGCATATTTCTATGGACAAGAAGATAATATGTTAAAAGATGAATTAAAATCACGAAGCAGAAATAAAACACTTTATACAGAAAACTTAAAATTAAGTTTCTTTATTACACCACTTAATGAAAATATTAGAAAAGATGATTATTTAGAAGTAGGAGAGGGAAAGCTGAAAGAAGCTTATGTAGTTACTGGTTATGATATTCAATCAACACCAGGCGTTGAGTTCGTATCAGTTGATCCTCAATATATTAGAGATTTGACTCCGCCTCCTACTCCAGAGCCAGGAGAAGATATTGATGACTTCTATTGGTTTAATCAAGGAGGTAACTAATGGCAGTAAGGAATTGTGCAGATTTGGGTGTTAATGCTCAATATATAATGAAAAGACTTCTGGCTAATCAAAACCTACTGAAACTTTTATATTATACAGATAAAGATCCATTGTCGCATGAGGATTTAACAGCGGAACAGATACAGGATGAAGTTTTTGAAAAACTTGTAAAAATTATACCGAGAGTTGGGCCAAAAGAAACGGCCCACTCACTCGTTGTTATTCGGATTGCGCGCGGTCGTGGTCTCGCATCAAATAGCGAGTTTAAAAATGTTACGATAGGTATTGAGGTTTTTGTACCGATGACGCAGTGGATAATTAAAGATACGAACTTGCGGCCGTTTGCTATAATGGGTGAGGTTCAGAAGTCTTTAAATGGAAAGAAAATTGAAGGTTTGGGCAAGATGGACGGTGGAGATTTTGACCTGAACTTCTTAACAGAGGAAGTTTCAGCTTATGAGCAAATATTTACGATAACTTCTTATGATTAATGAAAAGGTTCTGCTTGGCCTTCCGATTGATTTTGAGGATATATGCCAAGTATATCCACCGACTGTAAATGATGTAATTGGGAACAAGGACTTTTTAATATATCAGTCTTTATTCACCATTACACAAGAGGAATTATCTGATGCCTATACAAAAGAGAATATAGATATGATTCCTACGCCATTTCAATATTTGTTAATGAATTATTATCAAGATGAAGAAATGGCAAAGAAAATAGAAGCTGGTTTTATGAAATATACTCATGAACCAGTAACGATTGTTCCAGAAATTGAAATGTTGTTAATTGGAAAGAGTGAAGATGAGCTTGATCCAGATGTGGATTTAGAAAATCCAAGGTTGTTGACTGAGGAAAACTTTTTTGAGTTTCAGCAGTGTATACGTGATGTAATGGGAGAAAAACCTGCGGAAAAACCAAAAGAGGAAGATTTAAGTTTGGACCCGCGTATTAGACGTTACCAACAAAAGCTTCGGGAACATGATAAATTAATTGCAAAAAAGAAAAGTAAACAAGCTCCATCTATAGGAACTCTACTTGCCGCAATTTGTTGTATGGGAATTGGATTAACTCCACTTAATATAGGAGAGATTAGCTATGCGTGTGTTCATTGGCTAACTGCCATGGAGCAGCAGAAGGAAGAGTATGATATTGATATTCGGGCACTTCTTGCTGGAGCGGATAGCAAAAAAGTAAAACCAAAATATTGGATTAAGAATATAGATTAAGAAAATAGGAGGCTATTTAATATGGCAATTGTTCTTGATAAATATGCTATTAAAGAAGTCATGGACGTTATGTTCTATGAAATCGACAAGAACGGCGCTCCTTCTGCTCCAGTTCTTTATCTAGACACCTTAAAGACTTCTACATTAAATCAGAGTTCTGAAGTTGTAGATGCTCGTGGTGGTAAGGGTAATGTTAAGCTTCTTTCTTGGGATACCAATAAAGAATTAACAATCGAAATGGAAGATGCCGTATTCAGTGCCAAGTCACTTCAGATTATGTTCGGTGGTGACATGGTTGTTACTGATAATAAACAAGAAGTTTTAAAGACTTTAAAAGCTAAGGACGTTAAAGTTGCTACCGGTGGAGAGTATTTAACTTTTAATCTTAATGGTCAACCATATTATATTGCTACATCTTTAGTTACTTCCTTTAGCTATAATAGTTCTAGTGTAGAAGGAAAAACCATTGATAATGTGAAGTATGGAGCAGAAGTTAAAGACCCTGTCGCTGTTGCAGTTCCAGATTTTGAACATATGACTGGTAAAGCATCTGCTTCTTCTACAATTATTCAAAACATTGAGTTTATTACTTTTGATTTACTTGATTGCACTGCTACAGCTACTGCTCGCACCACTGGTGATAATGATAATGGTGTTATTGGTAGCGGAATGACAATTAATATTGGTGCTGAATTTAATTCTAACACCTATTATATTGCTGGCGACACATATGCTCGTAATGTTGCTTCTGGTAAGGATGAATTTTTGCAGATTATCATTCCAAAGGGCAAGGTTTCTGCAGAAGATGTTAGCTTAACAATGGAAGCCGATGGTGATCCAGCTACATTCTCTATGACGGTTCAGTGCTTAAAGTCAGAGAGTGGTGATCTTGTTAGATTCGTTAAGTACTCGCTTGCTAGTACTGCTGCTGCTGCTGATAATCTTAATAAGGGTGTTGCTTCAGTTCTTGATGAATATGATAACTACACAAGTGCTGATTATACAACTCCAAATTCAAAGATTACTGGTAGCCAAGGCGACAATATTAAACGCAAGTAGTAATTTAAATAAAACGAACATTAATGGTGGAGGGGCGGCAACGTCCCTCCATTCTACTTAAGGAGAATCCTAATGGATAAAGAATTTGGTATGCAAGAGCTGTACTTTGTGCAGTTAAAATCTACTTATCCTATAGAGGTAAAAGGACAATTAATTGCGGCCGGTGAAGTGGTCGCAGCATTTGATAGAATCCAAATTGCTAACTTCAAAGATATAAGTCGTGAAGTCGCGGCGCAAGGTGGATACCAGAACCGTAAATTAGTAATTTGGGATAGGGTTGAAGGAGTAGATTTAGTCTTCGCGCAAGGTATTTTTTCTAAAACACAATTAGCTTTAATGAATAATGCGCGATTGGTATCGTTAGGACAAGACTCGACCATACCAATTGCAGAGCGAGAAGAACTAGAAACAAATGAGAATGGAATTATCACATTAACTCACGTACCTTTAAGTTCGTGGATTTTTGTTTATAATAAAGAGACAGGAGAGAAGTTAACTGGACTCCATAGAATAGATTCTGATAAACTTCAAACCGATCCTCCTTTAGCCTATACAGATGTTATTGTCGATTATGAATATGGGTATAATGGCGGAGCGGACGTAAATTTAATCGGTGAAGAAATTTTTGATGGGTATTTGAGTTTAGAAGGCCGGTCAAGATTTAAGGATGATGTTACGGGAGATACTCATACTGCGATTATACGTATACCGAAATTAAAAATAACGTCAGACTTTAATCTTACGCTTGGAAAGAACGCACAACCGATTGTACCAAAGTTCACTGGAATCGCGTTGTCGGAAGGACCGAGAAAAGAATCAAAAGCGATTGAGATTTACTTTTTAGAGGATGATATAGATGAGGACTCTGAATGGCGTTAATTTTTAATTAACGCTATTTTTATTTGGAGAAAAGGAGGCTAGAAAATGGCACAGCAAGTTGATATTCTTTTTAATGCCAGAATGAATGTAGACAATGCAATGAAAGGCATAAAAGAGATTCAGCAGACTCTTGGAAAAATTCAAATGCCTAAAGGTCTTGAGAGTAGTTTTGAAAAGAGCTTTGGTAATTTAGATGGGTTAATTAAGAAATTTAATGATCAATTAAATAAGGGTGTCAAAACTAAAGGTGATGTTACTGGTCTTGAAAGGCTTACTAAACAAATTGATTCTGAATTAACTAAAATTGGACTAGATTTTAAAAAATTAACTGGACAAGAAGTAAAGTTCAAATTTGATACCAAAGAAGTTAAACAAGCTCGTGAAGAATTTACCAAACTAATTGAAGAGCGAAATAAATTCGCTGCATCACAAGCTAATCAAAAATTGCGTGGGTCGGGAGGTAAATCAGCTAATTCTTTATTGGATGATGTAGCTGCCGCAGCCGGTAACAATAAGACCAAAACAGGACAAGCTGCAATTGCTGCAAAAGCAGCTTTAAATGCTGGTGATATTGATGAGTATAATAAGCAATTAGCAATTGTTGAAAGATATTTTGGTAGAATAAAAGAAGGAGCAGCAAAATTAGGAATTGAGCCTGAAAAAGCTTTTAGATTATTGCGCGGTGCTGTGACAGATTCCACAACAGAGATGGAAAAATATAATGCCGCAGTAGAAAAAGCTAAAGGAAAATATGATTTAACAACCGCTAAAGCAGTAGAAGAAGCTGGTAGACAGGCCGCACTTGCTGCGCAAAATTTTGAAAAACAAGCAGGGTCTATTAAGAAAGTAGAAGAAGAGCAAAAACAATTAGCTAATCAATCTCAAAGTTTAAATCAAAATATTAGTCAATTAGAAAGTCATGTTGCTATGTACTTCAGCTTTGCAGCTATATTACGTAAAGTAACACAGGTTGCTAGAAAAGCTTTTCAAACTGTTAAAGAGTTAGATAAAGCTATGGTAGAAACTGCTGTAGTTACTCATTTTGATGTTAGTGATATGTGGGATATGCTACCTACATATACTAAAAATGCTAACGAGCTTGGTTCCACAATTAAAGACGTATATGAAGCTGCAACCTTGTATTATCAACAGGGTTTAAATACTACCCAAGCCATGGGTCTTGCTAATGAGACATTAAAAATGGCTCGAATTGGTGGATTACAAGCGGCTGAAGCTACTGATATGATGACCGCAGCTTTACGTGGATTCAATATGCAGATTAATGAGATGTCTGCACAAAGAATCAATGACGTCTATTCAAAATTGGCTGCTATTACCGCTTCTGACACAAGAGAACTTGGTTCTGCTATGGAACGCACTGCTTCAATTGCTAATTCAGCTGGAATGGCTTTTGAAACTACTTCTGCGTTCTTAGCTCAGATGATTGAAACAACTCGAGAAGCACCAGAAAACTTGGGTACTGCGATGAAGACTATTGTCGCTCGTTTTCAAGAAATGAAAAATGACCCAACCAAACTTATTGATGCAGAAGGGGAAATGCTGGATGCTAATAGGGTTGATAAAGCTTTAAAAACTATTGGTGTTAACCTAATGGACACTAATGGTCAATTTAGACAATTAGATGATGTTTTCCTTGAAATTTCTCAAAAGTGGGATGGTTTATCACAGGCTCAACAACGTTATATAGCTACTATTGCGGCTGGTTCTAGACAGCAATCTCGTTTTATTGCTATGGTACAGAATTATGACCGTGTCATGGAACTTACTCAAGCCGCAAATAATGCGACAGGAGCTTCACAAGAACAGTTTAATAAGACGCTTGAAGGATTAGATGCTAAACTTAATAAGTTAAAAAATGCTTGGGATCAGTTTGCTATGGGTTTAGCTAATAATAAAATTATTAAGGTAGCTGTTGATGGAATGACTTCTTTCTTCACTATTATTAATAAAATATTAGGTGTTTTTGACCATTTCCCAGATCCTTTTGGCGGTTTAACAAAATCTATTGTAACTCTTTTAGCTGTTGTAAAAGGAATGAATTTCGCCGGAACCATTCTTACTGGTGGTGTAAGAGGTTTAGGCGGATGGGCTAGGGGAGATGCAGAATATGCTGCCCCAACACCTCTTGGAGGAATGAAAAAGGGTGTAGATAAGCAATTTGAAGAAACCAGAACAGCTAAACAAAATGCTGCTATAAAAAGACAGGCTGCAATTGACGCAAATACGTATAAAGCTAATGTAATTCGTGGATTACAAGGGTTTAATTTTGGTGAATTAGCAATTTTATCAAGGCAAGCCTCCAAAAATGGTGCGGCAAGCCTTATTAATAAGATATATCCTCCTGGAGAAATATCTGCTGCCTCTAGAAAAGTAGCCTTTCAAATTGCAAATGAAATTCAAACTTCAGTACAAAAGGGAATTTATAGTAAACAAAGTGCTTTAGCCGCATTAAAGTCTAGATTATCTGGTGCTGGGTTTAATGTTAGTGGAATTGATACAACTTCTAGAGAATTACAAAATATTGTTGGACTTGCTAATAGAGGTCAAAGCGCTTTTCAAAATTTTGGTAAAGGAGTGACTGCGGCTGGTGGCTCTTTACAAACTCTAAGTATGCTTTTGTCAACAACACCGCTTGCTCCATTTACTGGAATACTTTTGTCGGCTAGCATGATTATGCAGAGTTTGGGTACTACGATAGGAGCCCTTTATAAAAAAGTTCTGTTATCGACGGTAGCGTATGCTTTAGAAACAAAAGCAATTAAGGCCAATACAGCTGCATTATATCAAAATAAAATAGCTAATGGTACTTTAACTTCAAAACAAGCTGGGGCATTAATAGGTCGAGTTAATGGTTTTGGTGGAGTATTAAAAGGCATAGGCAGTAATATTCTTAAGTTCTTTACGAGTACTGCAGGAAAAGTAACTTTAATTGCAGCAGGAATTGCAGTTGCAACAGCACTTGTTTATCGCGCAGCAACAAAGAGTTCTAGAGAATTAGCTAAAGCCGGTAAAGCCGCGGGTGAAGCCGCAGATGCATATGCCTCTACAACACAATCTTTGTCTGAATTAAGAGATAACCTTGATAAAATTCGTGAAGCAGATGCTGGATTTGATGGATTAGTTGAAGGAACCGCCGCTTTTAATGAGCAATTAGTCAAATCTAATGAGTTAATTCTTCAACTACTTAATAAGTATCCGATGTTGTATGATTATTTATCAACCGATTCCAGTGGTCGCATGAAAATTAGCGATGAAGGAATGGAAGAGGTTTTAAAATATCAGCAACAAATTACTTCGCAAGCGGCGGCTTTAAATAGTATTAAAAACGGAGAGTACCAGGCTCTAAAAACTGAACAAGAAGAAAAACAAGTAAGAAAAGATAGAAGAGAAGAAATTTTTAGTTCAGATGTTGATAAAGAACGTTTAGAATATTATGATAAAGAATTAGAAAACTTACAAAGACAACAAGATACTTATCGTCAAACATCTAAACTAACTGCGATTTCTACAAAACTTTCTGGAAAAGAATTAGCTAATCAAGAAGCTATTTCACAACTTTATGCTGATCAATATGATACAAGAAAAGCTGGAGTCAAATTAAGTAAAAAAGAAGCTTATCAAGCCTATGCTGATTTTTATGATTATAGATATGAAGGTGGAAAGCTCCTTGACCAAGAAGGCAATAAAGTTGATATAAAGAAAAAAGAAGTAATGGATGCTGCAGAAGACATAACGGTATTAGCCGATATAGAGTTAGATGCAGATTCGTTAAATAAAACAATTAGTGATGCTAATAAAATTTTTAGTAAAAACTTTGATTTTGGAGATAATAAGCAGGGAGCTAGCACTTTTATTAGTGATTTACTTTCAAAAAATTTCGAAGCTAATGAAGATGCAATTATAAAAGTATTAAAAGATGATAGCTCTTTAAAAGAAACCGCTGCGCAATTATCAGCTGAACAAGTTGCAAGTATTCTAGGAGTAAGTGTAAATGAAGTAGAAGAAAACTTAGAAAAATATCAGCAGCAAGTTGTAACATTATTAAAAGATAATGCTGCAGCAATAGCAAAGACACAGGGTCAAAATTATTCTGATTTAGGAATAATGTTAGGTAAATCCCGTGGAACCACTAACACAAAAGCGATAACAAGTGAATTACAAAAAATGAGTCAAGCTCAGCGGCAATCAATTCTTCAAGCTGGCCAAGCATTAGAAAAATCAGCTGGAGAAGAGTCAATGAAAGCTATGGTTGCTGGCATGACCGATATTTATGAAGGCACTAATTTAGCAGAAAAAACAAATTTAGACAAACTATTAGATGGTGTTAATTGGGATAGTGCAATTGAAAGGTATGCTGCTTTTAACCGTTTAACAGAGGAGGGAATTGGAAAAGTAAGAGATCTTGGAAATGAGATGCTCAATTTAGAAGAGTCTAGCGATTTAGTCGCGGAGGCTTTTGAAGAAGCTTATGATAGCGCTGATTTCCAAGAAGCTATTAAAGATTTAAGCGATATGGCTGATGAGGCCGGTCATTTGGATGCTAGTGATATTAAAGAATTATCTAAAGAGTCTAGTACTTTAAATAAATTACTAGATTCTGGGATAATTTCTACTGGCGGCATGGCTCGCGCAATGAATTTACTTCATGATAATGGTGATATGACTCTAATGGATTTAAATTCTGATTTATTGATGTTTTTAGATACATTAGGTCAAGTAGATACTGCAATTGGTGATGCCCATAATCTTATTGAAAATTTTGATCCTGGAATAGATACTGGCGAATCGGAAGACTTTATTATTGATTCAGTAAAAAAGTATAACGAGCTTTTTGAAGCTGGTGAGTGGGGAAACCCACAAATGCGGGCATATGCTGAATTAATAGTTGGCGCACAGGCTTTTAATGATGCTTTACGAGATAATAATGGAAATTTAAAAGAAACTTATAAACAGTTTAATGATATTATTAATCAATTTAGTAATGGTGCTTATGGAGCCTGGTCAAAATTGGCTAATAGCACTAGTAAAGCAGCATCAATTTTCTCTTGGGGACAAAATGGTGAAATTAGAATTGATTTAAGTAATATTAAATCTATAGAAGATTTAACCAATGTACTTGAAGAGAATGGTTATTCTAAAGAAGCCGCTCAGATAATGATTGAAGAATATATTAATTATTCCCCAGATTTTCAGAAGGCAATGGAGGCCATTGCTTTTACAGAGGCCTTTAATAAAAATTCGGGAGAAATGATTAAAAATAGATTAAGTGCTAAAGGAGATAAATCTATTTTTCTTCAATCTGAATTAGAAAAATTTGCTATAGCTTCTGGTGCAGATCCAAAAAACCAAAAAGAAATAAAAGAAAAAACAAAAGAGATAGCAGATAAGATTTCTGAAAGTTCTGGCGTTCCAGTTAGTGTAGTAGATGACACCAAAAAAGATATGACTCTTGAAGAAAAGGGGCAATTATTAAGTCAAGAATACACTGGAAAGAAAAATGCTGGGGCCTATGATCTTCTTACAAAGAATGATAAAGTAGAATCTGATAAATATAAGGGCGCTCTTGATGTTGGGAAAATGATAAAAATTGCTCAACAATATGGTATGACTGAAACAGAAGCAAGAGAATACGCTTTTGGAGCTGCCCAAAATACAAATAAAGATGTATATTATGACGATGAAAAGTTAGATAAAAAAGAAATAGATACTTTAGGTGAATGGGATGAATGGCTAAGTCAAATCTTTGATTCTGAAAAATGGGAAAAAGTTGGCCAAGATATTGCTGCTGGTTGGTTTTCATATTTAGCAGACCATGATACAAATGGAGATGGAGTAATTAATGATAAAGATGTACAAACTACTACTACTCCAGATGATAATGGAAATGGCAATGGTGGAGGATATACAGCTTCTAGCGTTGAAGATAAATATGGTTATCGTGGAGGACGAGCCTTTGGAGAAACTCCCGATTATACAAATTTACAAGGAGACTGGTTAGCAGATAACTACGACTATAATACAGAAGGCTATCGAAAAGGTTTTGACTCTGGAATAGAATTTGATACCAAAGCTGTTGATGACTATTTTACAGCAATAGGTGAAGCTACAACGGCTACAGAAGAATATACAGCAGTTACAAAGGAAGCTAATGCCGAGGCTGATCCAGAAAAGAAACCAAAAGTTGTTCCAGATACACCAGATAGTAAAGCTGAAGCTAATAAATATTTTCAAGAATATAGAAAAAATGCACAACAAGAATTTGATAAACATCCTGTAACTTTAACTTTTACAGAAGACCAAAGAAATGAAGCTGTAATTAATCATGCTAATAAATTATTAGAAGATCAAGAGAAAGATGTTAATAAACATTTTAATGAAACCTTAGGAAATATAAGAACACAAACTTTTCAATGGATAGATGAATTTGGTAAAAAACATACTGTTGAAGTTAATGTAGATGCTAAAACGGAACAGGCATTAGCTAAAGCTAAAACTGTTGAGGATTATGTTAATGCAATGCGACCAGCAATGGTTGTTGATGGTCAAACAGCAAGCGCGCAACAACGATTTAATATTCTTTTTAATAATAATAATGGTAGAGTTTTAACTTGGATTCTTAATATTAAGAAAGTTGTTACTGAAGTTTTAGGTAAAGGTAAAAGTAAAGAAAAAAACAACGACAGTAAAAATAGCGGAAATGAAGAGCCAACCATTAAGATTGATGGCGGAGACACCTCTGTTGGAAGTTACGGAGACTATACAGGACCCGGAGGCGGTAATAACTCTGGTGGCGGTGGAGGAGGCGGAGGTAATAATACTAAGCCAACCATCAATAATTTTTCCATTCAAGAAATTATCCGCTATGATGCCGAAAAACGTTTAGCATCTTATCAGTCTTCACTTGATAAACTTGAAAAAACACTTGAAAAGAATTTAGAAAAAATTGGGGTTACAACTTCTGATATATCTAAAAATATAAATAAGCAACGCTCTTATTTAAATAAAGAAATTAAAGATCAAAACAAAATTACTGGAACTTATAATAAACAATTAAAAAAATTAGATAAGGGTGGTTATTATGAATATCTTTCTTGGACAGATAGTACTGGACAGTCACATGATGGCAGTAAGTATAATTTATCCAACTATATTAAGAAAAACAAGAGGGGCGTTTATCAAGTTGATACCAATGCGATTAACGCTACTGCCGCTAAAGTAGGTAAATCAAATGCTAATGATAGGCGAGCCGTTCGAGAAATGCTTTATAAAGCTGCGCAAGGCGCACTCGATCCATTAGTTTCTGGACTAGAAGATTCTAAAAAGAAAACTCAAGAATATAAAGAAAGACTTAAAGAGCTTGATAAACAAGTTTATGAAGCTTTCTATGCTTGGGAAAATGAATTAACTCGTATTTATAATATCAATCAAAAAATTGAACAAGTTACTAAACGAATTGAACGAGTTGGCTCATACGTTGATTTAGAGCTTGCCAGAGTTGGCGCAGGTGCAATGGGTACTACGAAAGCTATTAATAATTCTGTTCAGGCTTTAAAACGAGAAAACAGCTCAAGAAAAACTCAAATAAATTTACAAAAACAATTAATTAATGGTGAACAAGAGAGATTAATGACTGCTTTATCTGATGAAGATGAAAGAGCAGAACTTAAACGGGCCCAAAAGGAAGGTAATACCGCAAGAATACAAGCTGCAAAGGATGCGGTTACTGCGGCGAACTTAGCTGATAAATATACCGTAGTTACTCTTAATAATGATAGCACTGCCGATATTAATGTTAATTGGGAGAAACTTGAAAAAGATAGACGATCTGGGAAAATAACGGAAAAAACTTATCAAGCTATTAAAGAACGAATTGAAGAAATGATTAGCGCCAATGCTGATTTAGAAGATGCTATTAAAGGTCTTAATGATGCTTATGCAGAATTATATAATGAGTTAATAGAATATCGTCAAACAATTGAAGATATGGAAGATACTCTTCTAAAACAGCTTGAAGCAGAAACTAAAAAACGTATTGATAATGCAAAGAAATTAAGTACAGCAATTACAAAAGCTTTAAAAGATATCCTTGATACAGTAAGGAAAAGACTTCAAGAGCGACGCCAAAAAGAAGATAATGCAAAGACGGAGCAGGATATAGCTAATAAACAACAACGGTTAAATCTTCTTCGTGCAAATACTTCTGGTGGAAATAAAACTGAAATTGCTCAACTTGAAAAAGAAATTGCAGATGCTCAGCAATCTTATGGAAGAACTTTAGAAGATCAACTTTTACAGAAACTTCAAGACCAAGCCGATGAAGCAGCTAAACAGCGCGAACGTCAAATTCAAATTGCAGAAGATCAATTAGAGATTCAAAAAGATATTAATAAACAAATAGTTTATGAATACCTGCTGGCATTAAGAAATACTGGAACTATGCCTGCAGAGGCTATGGAACTCCTTAAAGCTGCAAATAATTACGATGAAAAAGGAATATTTGGAAGTAAGTTCTCATTAGATAAGTTAGAGCAAGATGTTACCAAAACAGGTATAGCACTAAGAGAAATACAAGCATCAAGAACTGGATCTACCGCGTGGACTGCAGAACAAGCTGGAAATGTTATAAAAGGTATTAATGAAATAAATAAAGCTCTTGGTAACAATGATTCATCAACACAAGCACTTAAGTCTTATAATAGAAAAGATACACCTGCTGCAGCGAGAAAACTAATTGAAAAAGCTGGCTCGAAAAGTAATGTAGAAACAATTAAAGCCATGAGTAAAGCTGGCTATTCACATAACGAAATTCGACAAGCTAATTTTTCTTTAAAGAGTCAAATGGCTGCTGGTACAATTAGTTCTGCTAAGGGTGCTAAAAGTGCAGGTTATGGTTTAGCTACAGTTGTAAACAATGGTTTAGTTGATTCTATTAAAGAAGCACAAGCAGCTGGATATAACATGACTCAAGTTTATAGAAGTAGAAAGTTTAGCTGGGCAGATATTGAAAAATATTATGGCAAAAATGCGGATAGAATTTTAACTGATACAAGAGCAAAACGTGTTGCTGGCTCAATTAAGAATGATAAAGATCATGGTGGTTGGGGTAAAACAAAGACCAAACAGTATGAGAACTTAAAGAAAGTTTTCGGACCAAATAATGCTAGTTTTATATGGGCTTATGTAAAAAATAATGACGTATTGTTTACTAAAGGCGCATACACATATGCAAAGATGGCAAAACGTAATTGGCAAAAATTTGCAACCGGTGGTTTTGCAGATTTTACTGGCCCCGCTTGGCTTGATGGCACTCCATCAAAACCAGAGGCCGTTCTCAATGCTGCGGATACGAAAAACTTCGTGCAACTTCGTGATATTCTATCTTCCTTAATGAAGGGCGGTGCGTTTGATGGCCCTGCTTATGCAGCGGCCGGCGACACAAACTTCGAAATTAATATTAACGTTGACCATATTGCTAACGACTACGATGTCGACCGCATCGCAGACAGAGTTAAGAAACAAATTGTTGAAAGCTCACAATATAGAAATGTTAATCAAGTTAGAAGATTAAGGTAATAAAAAAAGAGAGGTTTAAAACCTCTCTTTTTTTAGTCTATAAAAGGCATTAACACATCGAGCTGATCGGGAGTACACTCTAAATCTTCGCCCAAGTCTTCCAGAGATAGATTGTAATTATCAATCTCAATTGTTAACTGCTGCAAGTCTTCGAGCGCCTGATTACATTCGACAATCTTATCATCTTGAATCAGAATCTGGCCGCCATCTTCAGAGAAAATAACGTTCCCATCTTCATCCTTCTTTGCATAAGTATTAACAATTTCCTGGAACTTTTCGCTATAAAACTCACTTTCCTTTTCAACTGCTTTTCTAATCTTATTCAGTTTATATGCTCCCTTCAACGGAAGATTTGCATTAGCAAAGAAATCTCCGTTGGCTCTAAAGTTAATCAGTTGCTCCATTGTTACTGTGGCCATCAGTAAACCTCCTTATTCCCAACTAAATATTTCTAAACTTTTCTTATGTTTATCTGCTGTATATTTACCGATTCCAATAGCGTCTGCAACGTCATCGGAAACAGTTATATCAAACCACTCTTTAACTCTCGACTGCATTGACTTTTTCTTATCAGTTCTTGTCCTACCCTTTACTTCGCAGTGAGCGCGCCAGGTAGCCGGAGCGCAGACAACATAGTCTACCTTTTCGTCTACGCATAAGGCCATTAAAATACCCTGAAGGCGCGCGAGTGTGCGATAGGTTGTAACTCCAACCATTTTATTATTAAATGATTGGAGTTGTATATCTTCCATTCCGATTATATCTGGTTGCCAGTTTTGAATTATCTGATGCAGCCAGTTGCGTATTTCTATATCACGCTCTATTTCGTCGTCGGCGCCGGCTTCAAAAGTTCCAGCATAGACTAGTTCTTTATTATCGAAAATAGAATAACCAGTTATATGAGTAGCTTGGTCTAAACCAAGAGTACGTTGTACTCCTTTTTTCTTTGGAATTATTTTTTCTTCAAAATTATTATATTTGTTTTTCTTACAGATTGGACATTCCCATCTATCTCTAATTTTCTTATAGGGTGCAAATACTTGATGCCCCTCATTACAGATAAACTCCATTTCTGTATCAAGATTTTTATACGATTCTGATACAACTGTCCAACCTTGTTCTATCGCCGCCTTTCGTATCTCATCGAGTTTAATTTTACTCACTCAAATCTGTTGATCCGAAGCCACCGCCGCGGTCTTCTCCTATTTCACCCACATTTTGTACCTGCATAAAACTTACTTTAGGCACTTGTACAAGTCTCATCTGGGCGAATTTCTGACCCTCCACAATCGTATATGGGGTTCCATGAAGAATTGATTTAATATGAATCTCTCCATTATCATCAAAGTCATATTCAATATCTTTGAAAGGCGGTTCTATATTTTCAATAATAACCCCTATATCGTCGCGGTATCCAGAGTCGATTAGTCCAGGAGTATTGGCAACACGCAGTTTTGTATTAGCTGATATACCACTGCGCGGCTGGATAAGTAGGGCATATCCATCTGGAATAGCCACTTTAATTCCAGTCGAAATAATCTTTGTTTCTCCTGGGTTGATTGTAATTTCTTCTCTTGCAAATATATCGAGACCCGCATCACCTTCTCTTGCATAGACTGGGAGCTGGACTCCTTCTTCTAATTCGCAAGGAATTTGAATGAAACGGATTTGCTTATTAGCCAATGTCTGCATCATGTTAGTGGACATGGAGACAATTTTCTTGAGAAAATCCTGCTTTGGCTGTGATAAGAAATCCATTGTTTCGATTACTGCGGTAATCTCATTAAATTCTTTTTGGATTTCAATTGGATCGTATTCTTGCGTTCCAAGCATTGTTAGAATTTCATTTGCAGTTTCCTTTTCTTGTAACATTTCTGCGAAAGTTGCAAGGAAGGCCGGTTCGATTAGCTCGAACTGGTCATCTGGAGTTTCCAAAAGAGCTTCTAACATATCCAGGCCGCCCATTAAGTCAATTGGGAGCTTATTCTCTTCGTAGAACTGTTCAATTTCTTCGTCGGTAAGCTCAGTTGTGACTGTGGGCTCTTCTACGGGTTCTACTAGTTCGGCGGCCGGAGCATCGTCTTTTACGATCCGAAGTTCTGGTTTCTCACTCATTATTCCCAAATACCTCCAATAGCCTTAGTAATAGTAACGACCCAGCACTCATCAACGATTTCACCCTTAGCCTTCTTGGTCTTATAGGTGTAACCGCTCTTGCTGAGTACGTAACCCTTTTCGGCTGCATTATCTCTGAAGTGTGCAATTAAGCCAATCGCTGCTTCTTCTGAATCTACTACATACTTATCCGTCTGGTCAATTAATCTTGCATCCATTTTACTTTGCCTCCAACATTATTAATTCTTCTGCATACGGTAATGACTCAATCCAATTACGTACTTCTTCCCATTCTGTTAATTTGTGCCCGGCGCGCTGGTGATACATCGAGCGAAGAATCGAGTAGTTTCCAGTCCACGTGCGAGTCTGATTCCATCCATTAGGAAGAATCTGAACAAGCAGGCGCCAATAATGGGCATCGCCGGTTTCTAAATATTTTAAGCGTAACTGCTCACAATAGGCAATAATTCCAGTAGTGTAGTCTCTAGTGGTTAAATTTTTCCCAACCGGTAAATCGGTAAAGTCGATGGTGAAGTTTTTGCGAGTAATCGGCTCAGAAGTGAGTTTGTGCATCGTGGACATCGAGTTCGTAGTCGTGCCAACCTTGTACTGATCCATTTCCTTCCACCAATACAGCGGCCCAGTGATGTCACAGGACACGAAAATCTGCCGCATAAACTTCATATGCTCCGGTCCAGCAAGAATTAACCGTTGCGCCAGATTGAGGTCTTTCGGCCCAATGGTAGTTTCCGTGGAGTCGAAGTTATGCCACGAGTTAAGCGGGTTACGCATACCATAGAGTGCGTTCTTGAAATTATAAACTGATGTGTTTGTAAACTCCATAGCTATTTCTCCTTTTATTCTATTTTTATCTCTAATTATATTATATCATAAAAAAAATTTTTTGTCAAAATTTAAAAGACGGGAATTTCTTCCCGCCTTTTAGTTTACTCGTCCTTTGGCTCTTCTTTTATTTCTTCTTTTTCATCTTCTTCGAGATTATTCGTAAACTCGTCAATGTAGAAGTCTTCAAGCGCATCCCAATCAATGTCTTCGGCTTTCTTTGTGCCTTTGGTTAACCGAGAGATTAAATCGCTAAAGTAGTTTGAACCTCTACTGAATAGAATACCAGTTAGAATAATGTCGATAGTATGATTGATGGCTAATCCTTCATAGAACTCGCTCATGGCATTGTTGAAAAGCTGAAGATTGAATACAAAAGCTAAACCAATACCTAAAATAATAGTTATCCCTTGGGTAATCGCAGTTTTATACTCCTTAGAAGCAATCATCTTTTCTATGGTCTTACCATATTCGACGAGGGCTTCTAATAGAATCGCCACCATAATTATTAAAGAAATTGTTTTCATTGAGCTTCCCTCCATTGAACATATTAATTCTTCTTCTCATTCGGTATAGTTTCTTTTCCTTGCCCAGCAATATACCCCATTGTAAATTGCCGTCGCATTTCTTCTTGAACATTATTAAAAATATCGGGGAAACAACTTCCGACTACGAATTCGAAAGTCAGTTCTTTTAACCCCTTTCTTTTGGCAATTTTATAAAGTGCCTCAAATTTCTCAAAATCTACTGTTATATGATCCATTTATTCCACCATCTTCCATAATCCGTCATAGTTAATTCTTATATGTTGGTTTTTACTGCCGCGCAGTCTTAAACTTAAGTCTTTCTCGGCTTCTATGAACGGACCATCAATCAGTATATCAATCTTACTCATAATATTAGTGAAGTAAGGGTCGTCCCATCCTAATAATTCTTCGTAAGTATATCCGGTCCAAAGATAGATTGTAACATCTGGATAGACTTCGCACACTTTATCTACAACTTCTGAAACCATTTGAAGATTCTGTGGAGCAAGTGGTTCACCACCTAAAATGGCGAAATCTCGAACGATTCCATTAGCTCCAATTGCTTCAACGATTGAATCTCCCACGTCAGAAGTATACTCAATACCAGAATTGAAATCCCAAGTTTCTTCATTAAAACACCCCGGGCATCTGTGAGGACAGCCTTGAACGAAGAAGCTTACGCAAACTCCGCTCTCGCTGTTCACCACATCATTTTTTAAAATTGCATTATATCTACTCATTACAGTTTCCTACTATGCTTATATCTATCTTCAACTTCCTTTTGCTTTCCATAATTGAAAGCGGTTTTATAATCACCAGTCAGATAACCAGTTACACGGCGCAAGCGCTGGATGTTTGTTGACCCACACTCTGGGCACTCGTTCTGAATTTCTCCTGTCCAACCGCAATCGTTACAAGTATCATTTGGCACGTTAATTGCGAAGTATGGAATATCTTTGTCCATCGCATAGCTTACGATTTGTTCAAGAGCTTTAAGGTTTTTAAGAACCGCACCTTCAAGTTCAACGTAAGTAATGCAGCCAGCGCTGGAATATCCAGTGAGTTGTGATTCGATATCGATTTTATCAAAGGGAGAAATTTCTTTCCAAACTGGAACGTGCATTGAGTTTGTAAAGTAATCTCTATCACTGATGTTGGGAATTTCTCCGTAGTCTTCTTTGAACTTCTTCATAGCTGTATAACAGAGGTTTTCAGCTGGAGTATAATATACACCGAAGTTAAGCTTATACTCGTTTTTGAACTCTGCGCAGCGGTCTTTGAAGAGCTGTTCAATGCGCTTTGCTAATTCCATTCCCTCTGGATCGGTATGGTCGCAACCGATAAGAATTTGCAGAGCCTCCGCGAGACCTAACTGGCCAATAACGATCGTTCCATGTTTGAGGGCAGAACGAATTCCTTCCTCTGGAACATAGCCGGCCATTGTACCATTCTCATACATGAACTTAGCTGATGCGGCATCCTGGGAGCAGATATAATTGAAACGTTCAATTAACATATCTTTTGCTTCGTGGATTTTCTCGTCGAGTAATTCCATGAAATCTTCGACATTACCAGCCTCCATCGCTAAAGTTGGAAGGATTATAGTGACGGGACAGATGTTGCCACGTCCATCCTTAAGTTGGCCTAAGCCATTGATATCATAACCATTGGCTGTGCGGCAACCCATTGTTGAGAAGTAGGTACGAGGATCGTCACGGTCGTAGCCAGCATTACCTGACCAATCTACGTTCGCATAGTTTGGATATAGACGGCGCGCGGTCGACTCTAATGCTCGTTGGAATAGGTCGTAGTTTGGTGTGCCTGGCTTATCATTGACTCCTTTCATATACTGGAAAATTCCGCAAGGAAAAATTGGAGTTTTATGAAGTTTGCCGACACCCTTAATTGATCCATCAAGTAAGGCTTTAATAACCATGCGCCCCTCTGGAAGAGTGCAGGTACCATAGTTAATGGATGTGAAAGGAAGTTGATTTCCACTTCTTGATTGAAGTGTATTTAAGTTGTGGTACATGCCCTCCACGGCTTGATTGAGTTCGCGCAGGGTCATGTCCACAGCATAATTGTAAGCTCTTTCATATCTTTGATATGCGAGATCGTTAATTAATGTGTCTTCTGGGATGGACTCGAGAATTGCATCGTAGTCTCCCCGGTTAGCAACGTACATCAATCCATCTCTGTAGTGCTTACGAAAACTTTTTCTAACATAAGGAACCATTGTCCAATCAAGGTGTGATGCGCTAACCCCTCCAAACTGCTGAAGAGATTGGAGTTGAAACAGAACGGCTACCAACTGAAAAGCCGTATTAATTGAGTTAGCTGGACGTACATCGGTTTGACGAGTGTTAAAGCCTTTTGCAAGCAAATCATCAAACGGAATAGTTAAACAGTTATGCATACCTAAGGTATATCTGTCTAAGTCATGAATATAGATTTCATTGTTTAAATGATTGTTGCGGGCCATTTCAGAGATTATATTATCTAATGCATACTGCTTTAAGATAACTCCATCTGCTTCGCCCATGCGGCCGCCAAATGAGTACTCGTCGATATTGGCGTTTTGATTTTGAACGTCAGAGGCCGCAAGTTTAATAGAAACCTTATCCATCATCTGTGAGTTCCAGTTTCTAATTCTTGCTCTCTCTTCACGATAAGTGATGTAGGCTCGTGCCACATCTTTTCTTTTGGTAGACATGAGTCCACGTTCTACCATGTCTTGTACTTCTTCTACAGTTAAGATTTTAGATTTGTCTTGCTCCTCAACATATTTTGCGATTTTATTAGCCTTTTCAAGCGCATAGGGAGTAACCTCACCATCGATCTGTTGAAAGGCTTTTAAAATGGCATTAACAATTTTTTTTGAGTTGAATTCTACAAGACGGCCATCTCTCTTTTTAATATACTGCATACCCTTCCTCCTAAGTAGTTAATTATATTAAGGATTATTCGGTCTTTCCGCAAATAGTACATACTCCATTTACAAATTCATGTGGACAAATTGTTTTAAGATACTCGTTGTCTTCCATCAATTGCTGGACCTCAGGCTGTAAGATAAACACTGATGGATCAAGCAATTCTGCGATTTTATTATTGTTATATAAAATCTTCTCTCTGATTTGTTCTTTAGTCATCGTTTCTCTCCATAATACTCATAGAAATCTACGAATAGGTCGTAGTTGTTTTCTCTGACAAACTGAAATAACTCTTGAACTTTTGTTTTAGAAAGCGCTGATCCAAATAAGATATGCTCTTTCGTGCGCCCTTTCATAAAGTCATAGAATGACTCATACGGCGCGACCCTTTTGTAATAGTCGTTATATAGGATACTATTTCCTATATAATTATTAAAAAGCTTTATCAGTTGTAATACTTCTGCCCATCGGCTATCTACGAAAAAAGCCTTATCAAATATAAGTGGAAAATTAATGCGATCTCTCCGCAAATCTAAAATATGTTCAAAAAGCTCGACTATTCCAGTTTTTATAAAGGTTTCATAAGTTTGGTTTCCAGTTGCATTTATTGTAGTTTGTTTAAGCGCGCTCGTTCCTCGACTAAGCTCTCTTAATCTTTCAATGTTTTTTAAAGTCGGAATACCATTGAGTTGAAGATAGAAATAACTGCCCATTGGAGGCAAAGATGCCCATTCCACGAGTTCTTCTTCTGAATTGAGTTGTACTGGATACTTCATTCCAACTCTGCGGGGTGATGGAGTCGGAAAGACTTCCAATAACAAATCTTTAACGATGTTTAATGCATCATCTAATTCATTTAAATTGTAGTCGTGAAAAATTATTCCATATCTTCGGCTCTCATAGCGTAATTGCTTTTCAAAGTCATTCCAAATTGTCTTTCCATCGAGAGAAAGACGCAAATGTTCGGCCCGCCGCATTGTACTTAAGGAACTTTTCTTTAGTGCTGTATGGCTGGCTTCAATTCTATTATAAAGTTCTATATCTGGCCGCATTACCTCTATTTCGAGTGATAATGGCTTATACTTTTCTCCGTCGAAGGCGCGACCGCCATAGGAAACATTGCTAACGCTTTTAATATCTGAGTTTGGGAAAAGTGAGTCCTGGCGCACAATAAAGTGGGTATATAAGTTAGGGTTGAAGGAGGGAGAAAGGCTAACCATCTCCCTTCTTCTCTTATAATAAGATGATAACTTCATTAGCTCTAGATTGAAGAATGGGATTTCACCATAAAATCTCATATCTCCATCATACAATCCATAACTCATACTTCAGTTCTCTCAAGTTTTGTTTCTATAAACCCATTATCATCAATAGAAGTTATCAATTCTACTAAATGATGTGGCGTGTTCTTATACTTTTTCGCTATAAAGTTATCTTCCCTTTTGATACCCGTTACAATTATCTTATTCCCTCTTGTGAACCAACCTTTTTCCACAACATGCTTCTTTCCATCCGCACCTTTTTCAGAAATCTGTCTATCATAATGTGTAAAAGCGTCACCAAAAATTTTTACAGAAACCACGCTATCTTTCGTCAACAACGTCACAGTTTTTTTCGCCTTATCCTTATCTAAAACTGTTCCTGCTATACGGACTATTTTATACAACGGAATCTTTTGACCCGTTTGCTTTGAAGTAAACTCATAATTTACTTCAGGATTTTTCGGCAGCGCGCTGTATTCGGTCAACCCGTACAAACTATTTTTGAGATTTTTCAACTCATGGTCATGAATATAACAAGATATAGAGTCCATTTCCCATTTACTAATGCTGCCTATACAATATTTATCCCACAAATCTTGTCTTAATCTATTATTAACCGCTTCTAACAATTCTTCATTGTTATCTTTAATAAACGGTCTAATAATATCCATTTGTTTCTTATAAATCTTATCCCAATCAGTTTGTTTAATTTTAAAACCACTTTCTGTTAAATCATCTAAAATTAACAAATCTAAATCGAAATTATTTTCATAAAATCTAAAAGCATTATTATCCATATTATAATAATCTTCTTCTTTGAATTTCTTCAAATATTTATTGAAGTTATAAACTTTACATTGAAATTCATACTCCTTCGGAATCAGTCCAAAGTCAATCAACATCTTCATATTCTGAAGCGTCATTCTCTTCTTCTTATCACTAATCAAATCAATATAGTGATTCATCGCCTCATTCCGATCACCTTTATACAAACTATCAAATGCGCCCGACTTAATCAAATTCACCATCTGCGGCTTATTAATCTTAACCTTATTTAAAAAGTCTTCAATATCTTCATACGGACGATTTTCGATAATTTGCTTTACAATATCATCACCAACTCTGGTAATGCCGCTGAGTCCATAGATAATTCTCTCATTGTCAATATCTGGCGAGAAAGTATAACGTGACTTATTAATATCTGTTGCAACAATATTAATTCCACTACTCTTCATCTTACCAATCGCTGTAGAAATCTTACCATAGTTAACCGTCTTATTAACTTTCTTTTTAACTACCTTCTCTTCCTCATCCTCTTCGTCTTCTTCATCCTCTTCCGATTCGTCAAATACTCCGATCGACGAGTCATAAGTTTCTTCCATAATGACTTGGTCATCTTCAACGTCATCTTCTTCTACTCTTTCAGCGCCACCGCTATCCGTTATTAAACAAGCACAATCCCAAAGTATAATTGGATAATGATATGCGAGGTTGAGTTCTTGAAGTCCAATCAATGAATATGCGAGCGTATGAGACAAGTTAAATCCATAACCTTTACTCATAGCAATTAATACATTCCATACATATTCACAGAACTTCTCATCACAACCTTTTTCTTTGATTGTCTTAAAATAATCTTCCGTTAACTTCTCATATTCCGCCGGATTCTTTTTCGCAATTGACTTTCTTAACTTATCTGCCCAAGTCAGATTAAAACCACCTAACTCTGGAAGTTGAACCAACTGCATAAACTGCTCTTGTGCAATACATAATCCATAAGATACGCCTAAAACCGGCTCTAATATTTCTTTTTCTTTATCTCCTAATCCATATTTGCTCAGCTCATAATCCCAATCTGTCGGGTGCGCTTTAAACCTTGCCAGCTTATTTACTGGCATTTCGCCGCCCTTTTCAGTTGCCATTAATCTAATTGCTGAATTTAAAATTGCCAGGTCATCTACAGACGTCGGCTTCATAACTGCGATACCTTGGATACCACTTTGCTTTTCCATCTGGAACAAGCTCATTACTTCGTGGTTCCAACACATCTTCCACATTTCAAGATTATCACGCTCTAAATTGTAGATACCCACAATTTTTTCGTATGTTTCTCTTAACGTAGCTTCTTTTTCTTCATATCCATATTCACAGATTAAATCAATACAGTTATGAATCTTATCTAATGCTTCAATTGACAGAATGTCATACTTAATAAGTCCCGTGTCCTCGGCGTCGTGGAGGTCAAACTGAGTCATAATCTCATTGTTCGGCGCTCTCATTAATGCCGTGGTCTCGGTAAATGGTTCATCAACAAATATGACACCACCAGCATGAATACCACATCCATTTATTAACCCCTCAATTCCTTGTGCTACTGCCCACAATTCAGGATAGTTTTCTTCCATTTCATAACGGAACTGTTTACTTGCACTAATTCCATTATCTGGATCGCCATAGAAAGTTTGATGGAGAGTTCTAAGTTGTCCTCTATCTGCTTCAATAAACGATGAAAGATACTGCGCCGTGTCGACATCAATACCCAAACCTCTGGCCGCCGTCAAAATTGCTGACTTTGACTTTTCAGTTTTTAATGTTAATACGTTCGCTACTCTATCCTCACCATAAATTTCTCTAAATCTTTTCAATACATCTGCTCGCCGGCCGCCTTCTATGTCGATATCTACGTCCAGAACAGATACACGCTCTGGATTAAGGAATCTCCAACGCTTGGTCTGGCTCTTTTCTCTTAATGGATTGATTTGAGTTATACCCAAAATGTATAACAAGATAAAACCAACGCCCGATCCTCGACCTGCGCCAACTAAAGTTCCCGCATCCCAACACGCGTCAATAATGTTTTGAAGATTGAGAAAGTATGCGCTCCATCTACTTCCATTTACTTCAGAAGATATCCATGTATCCTCTAAACACGCTCCAATTTCTTTTAAAGTTGCCTCATCCTGGAGAGTTTCATCGTTTCTTATTCTATCAATTATCGCATATACCAAGTGACGGTCTTCCGAATAATCAGAAGATAAGAATCTATCAAGATACGGAATACGCTCTTTCCAGTACTCTTTCTCTGCATCGGTTATATTGTACTCCTTCCAATTCAAACGAGGAATTTTCAATGGTTTCGCCAAAGAGAAATCTTCACATTTATTTTTTATTTCAAGAATTGTCTCATATGCTTTTTGCAGAACTTCTTCTCCCATTTCATCAAGCATATATTCTTCAATTTCTTCTGAACTCATAAGATAAGTTGTCGCATAGAAATCGTCAACCTCTCTATCACCTTGCTGCGAGTTCAGAAATGCCTTATGAACTGGACGATCGCTTTTCTTTAAATAATGTGCGTCGTTAGTTATTACATATTTAATTCCGAGTTCTTTACTAAGTTCGACTAACTTGTGGTTTACATAAATCTGGTCTTTATTAAACGATGGCTGCATCTCAAAATAGAAGTCTTCCTTACCGAAGATTCCTTGCATTTGCCCTATCCATCTTTTAATTAAATCCATTGACGGCGCGCCATTATCACGATTCCTTAATAGTTGAACCGGTAAACAACCACCAAGACACGCCGTACAACCAATTACATGACCTGGATTTTTCCCAATTATATCAATTAAGTCTTGATAATAAGTTGGAACTCTTCTCATGCGCCGTGCGATGTAACTTCTATTCCATGCACGCGAAGAAATCTCTCGAATTTGCCGATGTCCCTCAGCATCCTTCGCGAGAAGTATAAAGTGGAAATATCTGTCTACTTCTTTATTATAGTTTTGTCCATTTAAGCCATTACGAACAAGATAGATTTCATTTCCTAATAGTAGTTTAAAGTCTGGATTCTTTTCTTTAATTTTGTTATAATACTTTTCTGCTCTAATTGAACTTGCTATCGTGTCGTGTTCAGTAATCGCTACTACTTCATGACCAAGTTCTAATGCATAATCGATCAATCCCTCGACTGTGTTGATGGCGTCGCGCAATCTGAAGTTTGAGAAATCGGTATGATTATGAATTGAACCTGGATACTTGAATTCACTCATTCACGTTACCTCCCTTTTATTCCATTCTAATTATATTATATCATAATTTTTGGAATTTGTCAAATTAGAAACCGAGACTATTATCGCTGATTTGATAGCTATTGATAAAGATTTGAGGAGTAAAACGTCCATAATACTCATTAAGGTTTGCTTTACCGACAACTTCTAATTTGAGTTCGTTATAGTTCTTGAGTTCTTCAATCATATCCTTTGCTCTAAATTTCATATAGGTAATTCCAAACTTTTCAATTTTTACTGTGTCTGCATTTTTTCCAATTATTTGGATATCATTTTTAGTTAAGTTGATATCTTTGATATGGATAAGTGGTTCAGGATTTCCCTGACCGAATATATCTTCGTGCTTGGCGATGTCGAGAATTAAATCTTCAATGTCTTGGTCTGCTGCGATGCGTTCGAAATTAACTTCATACCAGTTTTCTCCGAAGTCTACATCAGCAAGCGCTTCGTTAGCGTATTTGTGAAAATCATCAAGATTCTTATCAAGAATTGAAATACCACAGGCGTTATCGTGGCCGGCGGTGTACTCAAAGAAACCACTATCGTTCATGAATTGCTTGAAAGACTTAAGTTCTGACTCATTCAATCCGCGGCTAGAACCTCTATCATAGCCTTGATCGTTGAGCCGCGCCACAATTGTTGGTCGTTGGTATTTAGCGGCTAATTTCATCGCCGTAAGCCCATTCAGCTCAGATGGGAAGTCTTCCTCATCTAGCCTTATAAACAGGATTTTATTTTCCAGCAGGTCATATTTGAAAATCTTATACTCTAGCTCTTCTACAGCTTTGTCGAGGATACGATTTTGCTTAGCTCTTGCATTGGTACATTCTCTTGCCGATTCAATCGCAACCTCTTCCAGCGCACCATTAGCTCCCCGCTTATGGGAGACGACTAGTTCATGTCCATCAACGAAAGCCAGGAAACACCGCTCTTTCTCTTCCATTGTACCAACACGGATAAGAGCGTTGATAAGTGGAGTGATATAGAAAGCAACCGTCATTGGCGTTACTTTACCACCCATTGAGAAGGATTGCTTCTCGATTAGACAGTGAAAGAAATAGTTCTTGATTTGACTGAAACCGGTATGAACGATATAGCGATTTTCGAGAGATAGCATCGACATCATATCAGATACGATACCAAGGGCAGCCAGGTCAATGTATTCGTCAGCATAGTTTGTGCCATTGATGGAGTCGTAGTAGTTACAGAACTGCCAAGTAACTCCAGCGCCGCAGAGTGCCTTATTGGTATAGTTTTCTGAAAGCTGATTGTTGACGATTACTGCATAGTCAGAAAACTTTGTATCTTCTTCGACAATGTGATGGTCGAGAATCAAACATTCTATGTTTTCAGCGCCGAGTCGTTCGTGGTATTCATAATCGTTAGAACTGGAGTCTGGAAGAACTACGAAAGCCAAGTCGCCTTCTGTGTTTTCGTTGATAATGCGGTCGATTGTATCTGCAAGTCCATGACCCTTTCCTTCATGGAGAACGTAGTCGATACGAAGATTTGGATTGATTTTCTTCGCATATTGATAGAAGATCGCAGCAGAAGTAAATCCATCTACATCAGAGTCGACTACAATAGCGATACGCTTATCATCTGGTAAGTGAACCATATGAGTGAACATATCTGCGGCCTCCGCCATATTATCGAGGAAGGTGGGCGCTTGTAGTGCGCTATCATCGGGCACAGTTAAAAAATATTCTACGTCATCATCGGTCAATCCTCTTTCTTTTAGTAATTCTATTACGTAGTTATCTTTAATTATTTTGTTTACTAATTTTGTTTTCATCTAACTTTAACTCTCCTTTTTAGTAGTTGCTCAAACACCTCTTGTCCATGATCTGTTGGAGAATCTTTTAAGTTCAAAAGGTTATCTCTATCGTATATAAAAGAGAAATCAGCATAATTCTGATATTTCTTACACATTGAATTGAGTTTATTGAAGTAAATATCTTGACCTGGCAGTTCTTCTTTATCAAAGCAAATTATTATTTCATTTGGATGACAAGTTTTGAGTAGAAGTTTTAAAGCGAACTTATTGAATTGACTTCCGCACACGGCGGCCGCGCAATTCGGACGATCAAAACTTTCAAACTGCATTACTGCCTTTTCGGCCTCAAATAAATAGCATACTCCGCTTTCTTTTATATTGTCTTTTGTTATATTTAAGCCGTATAAGTTAAGAGATAATGGGTGACTATACCATTTACCCTCAATCTGCACTGGCATATATTTTCCTATATTTTTAATCTCCCATTCATTGAGCGCTCTTCCTCTTATTCCAATAAGCTCTCCATCGGGGTTATAATGTGGGATTATTATTTTATTAAGCGGTGCAGAATAGCGTATGTCGAACTTATCCATCGCCGCTTTTGAAATCCCATCACTTAACCATTCTGGAGGATAGAAGTGAGTAAAGCAATTTAATATTCCTTTAGGGTATGTTGGGAGTTTCTTTGGCACGGCTGCCGTATACAAACTACGTATACTTTTGTACTTAGGTGGCGCGAAGCTAAGATTTTCATTGTAATTACTACAATCGAGAATTACTTTATATACATCTTGATACCAGTCATAGTCAATTCCTCTTGTTTCATAGTAGTTCTTCATGAACTGAAAAATTGACATTGATCCACACTCTGTATAGCATTGAAAGATATGACTATTTTCATAGTAATATAATTTCATAGATGCTTCAGATGGGTCTTCATTATGGCAGATGGTTGGGAAGATTACATATTCTGGTTTTTCTATATAATCGTCTACTCCCAAGGTTTCCATTAATTGAATAACTTTTTGAGTATCGAGTTGTTCTATTATTTCTTTATAATTAATCATACTTTTCTTTTATTCATCTTTACCCCACAGTTTGGGCAATAATTTGACAGAATACCTTTATAAGCTTTCATATAAGCATTACAAATACTACATGTATATCCGTCTTCATCATCCGGTACAGGTATCCATTCACCCATTGTTATGCCTCGACAAGTACATGATGGCATCCAAGGTGCATTGATTCTTCCACAAGCAGGACAACGCCATCCCTCTTTTGCAAGGGGATTTAGATATGAATTAACTTGAATATTGCTACTGTCCATCTGCTCCCACGCACGTTTTAGCTCCACAATTTGAATAGTACTGTTCCAACACCCTGTTGTACTGCACTCTCCACGTTCATTTGCTCCTGTGCAGAAAACTTCGTACTTCTTACAGTAATGTTTTATTTGTTCTCCTGTTAAACCCATTCTTCTTCATCCTCTCGCATAAGAATCTCTTGAAAAATCTGCTTCTGTTCATCTGTCAATGCGTCATAATCTAGTCTAAAATCATTGCAAATTGTGTCATTGCTTCGCCTGTTCCAACCATCACCACATTCCCATGAGTTTCGATATTGACAATATTCGCATCTACTCATTTTCTATTCTCCTTATCCATTTTTGCGCCACAATCTGGACAATATTTTGTTTCCCACATCGGGAATTGGCTCTTACAATTTGAACATCTGACTACTGCATATGTTCCACCATTAGTGCTTGGTAGATGTTCATGTATCCAATAAGCATGTCGTACTGGCACATATTCAATTTTAGAATTATCTTCTACTAATTGATCGATATGGTCACAAACAATCGCCCAAGCCGCACTTTCACATCCAGTAAACTTGCTTTTACGTCTTTGACAATTATCACAATCATCTGCAAGTCCAAGTTCTTTCTTTAAGATAGCTACATCAATTAATTCTACCTTACTCAATTATCTCACCCTCATTTAACCTTTCTAAAATAATCTTCAAATGCTCGTCTTCACTATCGTCCCAACTTCTAATCTGATATTCACTTCTCACATAAAATCCTTCAAGTGGCTCTAATCGAGAGTTCGTTATAAACAAATCTCTCTTTCTCAATGTTCCTAAATTCACATCCGACCAGATACGAACCTGTGTCCATTCTCCACTTCTTACCTTAAATATATCAGTTACTAAATTCGGCTTATAATCAAGATTTGTCTCATATAACGGCTTCAAAACCTCCAATTCCTCTGGAGTTGGTCTTGCCATAACCGCACCATTATCCGCTTTATTAATTGTACTGCGGCCGCCCGCTAATGTCCCTTCATTCCTTATATCCTTATTATCATCACCTTTTGCATTTAACTGAGTTGATGTAAACATTGCCACATTCAATTCAACCGCCAAATCTTTCAGCGCCGTTGCAAACATCAACAATACTTCATCATTTCTCAATGCAAAACCTCTAAATTCATTAAGTAATGATGGTCCAATAAAGATATAATCATAAAATACATACTCTATATCGTGTACAATACAATTCTCTCTTACAATCGCTTTAACCGACTCAATTGTTGGATTTGGCATTTTCACCAAAATTAAATTTTCCTCATATTTCTTAATTAAACCTAACGCTTGTTGAATAACTCCGCTTTCTCTCGTACTAAAATCTGCATACTTAAATCGAGTTGAGTTAATATCTGTAAGATATGCCAAAATCATCGCTCTTACTTCATCAAATGTCTGCTCTGTAACTACAAATAGAACCCTTTCTTTATTTCCTGCTTGTTCCCATTTGCAAGTTTTACTATTATATCTAAACGGATAAGCTAAATAACACGCATCTGCGACCGCATTTCTTGTCTTACCAACACCACTGGCCGCACTTCTAATTGTTAATGTCCCCTTCTTCGCTCCATCAATTACTTGATTATAAATCTGCCCCTGAATCGGAATACCAATTGCTTGTTCTACTCCTAAATCTTCAATGAATTGCTCCATTCCTTTAAAAGCAGTTTCAACCTCAATCTCATCAGTTGTCTCATATTTCGATTCAATTCCTAAAAGTTTCCTTTTAAGTTCTTCTGTTACCATTGCTGGAGTTAAGAAGTTAAATGCTTCATTAATCTCCTTTGCTTTCGGATTTGTTAAATCTTCACAATAAAAACTGGAGGTATCAAATCCACTCTTCTTCAAATCCTTTAATAAGTTAAAAGTCTTAAACCTATTATAATAATATCCGAAGTTTCCTGGTTCTGATAACTCTGCTATGTCTTGCAGATATTCAATTCCATTGTTCTCTTTGAAGACCCTCGCGCCAACTTCATCGACGCTTAAAAAATTCTCTATATCAATCGGCTGTATGTTTACGGCGCCGCCTTGATACAAACCATTAATCGCTTGAAAGATATATTTCTCAAACCTAGTCGGGAAATCAGTTATCGTAAACGAATATTTATCTATCTCACTTAAAAACTGAGGATGCTTCATCAAACATCCGAGAACTTGTTGTATATCTCTTTTGTCGATCACTCTTCATCCTCCATTTCTGCAATAATACTTAAGTTAACTGTAATTTTTTTCGGAGATTTTTTCTTCGTAACGACTTTACGATCTCTTTCTGTGGCTTCACGCAGTTGACGTTCAATCTCTGCGACAATTCCCTTATTCAACCTTTCTTGTCTCGCCCAATATTCACAAGACTCTGTATAAATATAAGGAACTATACCAATTCCGCCATTACCTTTATCCCAATCATGATGTTGTACTTGATAAAAATATTTCAACGCAAAATAAATACCCTTAATTGTCATACTTTCCTTCGTAAACTTCTTAATTTGCGCTTGACACATATGCCAGTTATAAGATACCTTTAAATCTCTACTTAAAAAATCGTAAATAAAAGGACGCCACTCTTCATCTTTGAGAGGCTCTGATTTTTTCCAATCTTCATAACACTGACGATGATAATACCAATTTGTACTTGGCATAACCCAATCATCATTCTCTTTATCAATCGGTACATGACAAATTCTACATTCCGCCATATTAATCTCCTTTTATCCTAATTATATTATACCAGAAATTCAAGAAAATGTCAAATTTAAAAAGGAGCATTACTGCTCCTTTTCCATGTCTCTCATGTCAAGTAGAACTAAGTTAAACAAATCAACCTGGTCCTCAGTAATTTCTGATAGCTTAACTTTTCTTCCGAAGACCATTTCAACCTTCTTCAAAATTCTATCAGCATTAGCTGGGTCTTTAGTAACCAAGTTCCCCCAAATACGGGAAGCTTCTGTTCTAATATCATCAAAGTTGAGTTGTTCTTCAACTTTAGTTTCAACCTTATCTACTACTGTGGCGCCGTCTCTTTCCCTCTGCTGGTCAATAGCTTCATTAATCGCTGCAACCAGTTCATCATATCCTAACTTAATTTTCGGAGCCAAATACGGAAAACGACTTCCTGCCATAACTGTAGGAGTTTGTCTAGTATATAACCATCTCTGGCTATTTCCACTCTCATCCCACTCAGTAGCGATATAACCAATTATATCAACGATTTGGTTGACGACTTCATAACAACGCTTAGGCATTGATGGCGCAAGAATTTCAATCTCGCTATCATCTGCAGTCTTCTCCTTTCTTGTCTCAATATGAGAAATCAGAACAAGACCATATCCCAGCATTGTAATTTTTCTAAGACATCTTTCAAACTCCTTCTTAGTAGCAGCATAACCACCACCCCAAGGAATTTCTGATACAGACTGTACCCCATTCTGCGCGCATATGAACTGTTCACACATTTCATAGGCAATCGTAGTAGTATCAATCGTAATCGTATCATACATTTCGCGAGCTTCCGGCTTTTCAAGCTGACGGAGAACTAATTTAAAGTCGGCCCACTTGTTAATGTCGACCGCTTTAATTCCGTCAATAGCATTATAACCTTTCTCGAAAGCTATAAGTAGATTCTTCGGGAAACGAGAAGCCAAAGTGGTTTTCCCAGACTTTGGCTTTCCATATATTAAGATATATTTTCCCTTTAAATCTCTTGAAATTACGGTAGGCTCGATATTTAGAATATCAATCCCAGCCATAATTTACCTCCTTAGAATCCGAGGTCATCGAATCCATTGTTCGCCTTCGCAGCGGGAGCCTTCTTGGAGGCAGTCCGCGCCATGTCTCTCTCCTTCTGACCTTCAAGTCTAGCCTTTCTGTCAGCCAGAGCTTCATCCAGGTCAGCCTTTGCAAACGCAAAGTCTCCTTCCAGCGGCTCCTGGGAACCACCAGTGATAATCAGATCGCTCTTATTGATAGTACGAATCCTCTCAATCGGATCACCAAAGTCAACATCTTCATAAGTTGTCTCGGTTGTAGACGAAAAGTCCAGCTTGCCATTTGCTCTAACGGTGTCACCAATCTCCCAATAAGTGGAAACTCCATCAATAACACCAGGCTTAGCCGCATACAGAGGAACGACATCGACCTTACCACCATACTGCGGCAGAATCGCATCAATTCTGTAACGACCAGTCAGCTCTCCATTCCGATCCATCTCTTCGCCCTTCTTTGCAACAGCCAGTTCCATTGTAAAACTAGCTTCAGGCTTGCAATCACCCTTCGCAATCTTAGTGACGAAAGAAGCGTTGATTCTTGGGAAAGAAACAAGATGACCATCGGCCGCATAGTATTCGTTCATACGAACATTTGCGCCAGTGATTCTAATTCTATCGGCCTTGTCCTCATCACCAGCCTGGGCGATGGAGACAAACTCATTCGCAACCCTCTTAATCGACTCATAAGCCGGATTGGGCTTACCAGCGTTTGTAAGCTTGGGCGCGAACATATGAACCGGAACCAGATAATCTTTTTCTTCAGTATCGTCTTTGTGAATCTTTTGAGTAACCTTAACAATGATAGATCCGCTGATAGCTTCAGCATCCTGTCCATTCTTCTTAAAAGTCAATGGCTTAATATCAACTTCACTTAAAATCCCTTCAATCTTTACTCTATTCTCTGCTTGTCTCAACATTTACTTTACCTCTTACTTTACTCTTGCTTTTAAAAAGAATAATAGAAGGGGAGGCTTTTCAGCCTCCGACTTTATTCTGTTTTTAATTCAATTACTCAGCGTCTTCGGCAGGAACCCACTCCATACCAGCATCGGTCAGAACAACATAAGTAATTGGCTTCTCAGCACCTTCGATCTCAACCTTCTCACGAGCAGCAAGCTCCTTCTTGGTCAGGTCAGTGACGTTAGCGCCGACGGAACGCTCGCTACGGCCAAGAGCCTCAGCCAGCTCGGGGATGGAAACCTTTCCACCATTGGACTTAACATAGTTCAGTACTTCTGCACTCTTTTCAGTAAGCTTCATAGTTTTTTCTCTCCTTAGTTAATAGTTAATTTGTTTTGAGTTAATTTAATTTGCAGAAAGTTTCTCTTAACTTTCTATATATATTATAATAGATTTTTATAAAAAACTCAAATTTTGACACCCTTCAAATTTTAAAAAGTCAATAAACCGATCACCTTTGAATTGGTTAATTTTATAGATTTAGTGCCTTGCGCGCCTTTTGAAAGTAGGTTCACTTCATTTAGATTAATTTTAATTTGTGATTTTGAAGACACGATTATTGTTTCTTTTTCATTAACTAGTGGCGCGAAGCAAATTAGGCGATCATCTTCGTCATTTAAGATATGTATTTTACTTCCCTTTGTACCACGGTTCGTTACGGTAAATTCGTTTATTGAGGTTCTCTTAATAAATCCTTTTTCACTTATACTTAGTAGTTCTTTCGTATCTGGCGCGATGGCCTTGGCGCATACGAGTTCATCACCAGTATTAAGCGTTACTCCTTTAACTCCTCTTGCGGCCCGTCCAATGGCGTTTATGTTCTTAGTTTCACACATTACGAACTGACCGCGCGCAGTCATCATACCAACTCTTTCGTCATTAACAAATAAGATTGAGACAATTTCATCGTCTTTATCTAAGTTTAAAGCCTTAACCCCACTCTTTCTTCGTATATTATAGTCAGAAAGTTTACTTTTCTTCAAAATGCCCTTCTTTGTAAAGAATATGATGAATTCTGTCTTTTCTTTTTTGTTTAAGAAAACAAGTTCTTTAATTTGTTCGTTTTTGTCTAGATTGACTAAGCTTTCAATTGGAACTACTTCATCATAAGATAATTCGTTAGGGTTGATATGATAACAATTCCCTCGATTTGAGAACAGTAGTACGGTGTCAAAATTTGTACCAGTCGCTGTGCTAACTACATATTCTCCCTTACTCATTTTGAATTTGTTACCTACGCCACCACGCCGTTGTGTGTATAAGGTAGACACTGTGGTGGCGTAGATATTATTTTGATTAGAAAGGTTGATTAAGAGTTGATTCAGTTCTTTTGGCTCATTATCCTCTTTAGAAATGTCCAAAATTTGAGTACGTCTTTCATCGCCAAATTTCTGCGCGATTTCACGCCATCCTTTGGCTATTTCTTCATTGAACAGGTCAGTATTATTGAGAATTTCCTCAATAGATGCTTTCTTCTTTAGAAGATCAACCTGTTCTTTCTGAAGTTTTTCTACTTCTAAATGCGCCAGTCTTGACAGTTTGATTTCGAGAACTGCTTTAGCCTGGGCGCCATCTAAGTTGTAATCTTCCATCAGACGGCGGCGCGCAGTATCAGTAGAATCAGAGGACTTAATTGTCTGTACTACTTCATCAATAGAAGCAATAACAATTAAGAGTGCTTCGATAATGTGAAGGCGGTCTTCGATTTTATGGAGATCAAACTCAAAACCTCTACGATAAACTTCCTTCTCATGGTCGATATGCGCCTGGAGCATTTCTTTCCAAGTAAAAACTTTTGGAAAACGACCTTTATCGAGCATTGTAAAGTTAATTCCATAGTGAGATTGAAGAGAGGTTTCCTTATAGAGGAAACGCAAAATCTTATCGGGATTGGCCCTTTTGTTAAGATAAATCTTAATAAGAGCTGTCTCTCCAGTTAGGTCGTTAAAACGCTCTATACCGGGATTGTCCTCGCTATTGATTATCTCTTCAAGCTCGCCGCAGATTGTATTAGTATACACTCCGTATGGAATTTCTGTAACTACGAAACACCGCTCTCGCTTATCGAAATCAACGACGCTACGTAGCTTACAAGCGAAACCATTACCTCTCTTCATTGACTCTTTTACTTCAGATTCATTTAATAAGATTGCGCCCGTTGCAAAGTCCGGAGCAATATAAATGTCCTCGAAGGGAGCGTCTGGATTGAAAAGTAAGGTTTCTAAAGCCTTATTCATTTCCTTCAAATTATATTGAGGAACTGAACAGGCCATACCAATACCAATTCCCATCGTCCCATTGACTAGGTTATAATACCCCCTCGATGGGAGAACAGCAGGAAACTGTTTGGTATTATCATAACTATCTCTCCATTCATTAATAGTATCTTTATCAATGTCATTGAAGAGAACAGAAGAGAGCTTTGATAAGCGACTCTCTGTATAACGCATGGCGGCCCAGTTACCTGATTCAATTAACGAACCAGCATTACCCTTGACATCAATAAGAGGGTATCTCATTGAGAAAGGCTGACCGGCACGCATTATGACTCCCTCACACGATGAATCACCGTGGATATAGAAGTCGGCCATAGCCATACCTACTGCATTAGCAGTTTTCTTATATGGTTTGTTGCTTGTTAGTTTATGCAGTAGCATTGAGTAGAAAATTTGCCGTGCGGACGGCTTTAAGCCATCTCGCACATCTACTAATGCGCGGGATTGAAGTACCGCTCCACTGTATTGTATGAAACTTTCATTGATTGCTTTGTTTAAATCGCTCATTTTTATCTCTCAACTATATATATTATATATGAATTTTCAGAAAAAATCAAATTTCATTCTCTTATCGTACTGAAGTCCACATTCTTCATGATGAAGTTACGTCTCGGCTCAACATCTGTACCCATCAATTCATAAAGTAAGTCAATTGATTGTGGTGTTGGTTTCAAAACATCCATTCTCTGATAGGTTGAAGAAAACATTGAAGCCCGCGCCGTATCTGCAGAGAGTTCACCAAGTCCCTTTGCACGAGTTACTTCACCTTTAATCTTATGTCTTACGGCATTAAACTCTTCATCTGTGAAATAGTAAATCTCATTCCCTTTATATTCCTCAATATAAAGAGGGGAACGAAGCCAGCATAATCTGCCTTCTTCGATGAACTTTGGTGCTAGATATTGTAATGCTGCCATTATTAGAAGTCCGATATGAGACCCATCGGAGTCTGCATCAGTACAGATTGCGATACGTCCATAACGTAACTTCGATGCATTGTACTTACCTGGCACAATATTCATCGCACTTAAAAGAAGTTTGATTTCTTCATTCTGAAAAATCTTTTCCTCTGGATTTGACAAACAGTTAATAATCTTACCACGAATAGCAAGGATACCATATTTGGTATAGTCTCTAGCCTGCGCCATACCACCCATAGCAGAATTTCCTTCTACGATAAGAAGTGTAGCACTTGGACCGAGAAACTCTGCGTCCTTTAGCTTATCGCTAGCAAAGACTTTTTTCTTTTGATTCTTTTCGATTTCTTTAGAGGCTTCAAGTACTTGGCGCCGGGCCCTTTCTGCTGCTCGTTCTGCCTTCAGTTCCTTTGTAAGAAGCTCTAAAATCTGATCAAACTCACTTGTATATCTCCTGGAGTAGTCCTCCAACATCTGACCGGTCGCTCTCTGGCATAGTCCTCGGAGTTCCGGATTGTTGACTTTTGTCTTTGTCTGGTTTGCAAAAGACGGATTTGGTACTTTGCAGTTAATAACGTAAAAGAGACCAGACCGAGCTACCTCAGGAGTGAATTCTCCTTTGAGTTGTTTTTTGAAGAAATTTGTAAGAGCAGTTTTCGTACCAGTTAACGAAGTGCCGCCCTCTGGATTAGCAAGGCCATTAGTAAATACGTACCAATGTTCGGAACGGTCGGCCGCCCACTGCATAGCAACCTCACATTCAATCCCATCTTCTTCAACGCTTATATAAAGTGGTGTTTTATGAATTGGTTTTGTAATTGAATCTTTAAGGAAATCTAAAATTCCATTTTTCGAATAGTATTCGACTTTCTCACCAGTTGTATGGTCGATTAAATGGAACTTAACTCCTTTGGTCAAATACGACCAATTCTTACACATTTCTTTTAAATCTTTAAAGTCAATCTTTATTGGCTCGAGATTATATACTTTAGAATCTGGTATAAACCGTACAATCGTACCAGTTCTGCTATTTTTTTCTTCATGGACTTCAAATGATTCCTTAATTCCGTCTTTCAAAGTTAATACGGCGCGCTGGCCATCACGGAAAGACTCCGCCTGGAAGAAAGAGGAAGATAAAGCTACGCCTTTTGAGCCAATTCCATTCATACCAGCTACATTCTGATAAACTTTTTCGTTAAATTTACCACCAGTATGCGGCATTGTATAAACGGCCTCTAAAGCTTCTGTTCCATCTTCTCTAATACCAAAAGGAACACCTCTTGCTTCATCTGTTACAGTTACGAGGTTGTCTTTGTCTAGCTCTACAATTATTAAGTTTCCATATCCCATTGTGGCTTCGTCGATAGAGTTGGTAATGATTTCTCGAACGCACTGAAGCACACCCTGGTTGTCTGCGCTGCCCATATACATGGCAACACGCTCTCGAACTGCATCTCGAAAGCTTAAAGTTTCAATATCTTTAGCTGTATAACTCATTTAATTACCTTTAATCTCTATAATACCTTTTGGATTATCTAACGCATCTACATGAATATTAATTCCTATAAGTTTCATATCTTCATCAAATTCCTGTGCAATATCCATTGTTGCATCAGGTTGAATAATATAATCAAGTTCCTTTTCATTGAAATTAGAAATTGTAATAATAATTGGTTTATTTTTCATTTTCTTCACCCAAAGCAGTAAAAAAATCTGACCTTATTCTTAAAGCTATTCTTTTATCATCTTCTGGCACATCTTCATTTAAATTTAATAAGGAAAGTGCTTTGAAAATTACTAAAGCTTCAACTCCATTTATTTCTAATATGAATTTTTGAAGATAATCTTTACCAATGTATTTAATGTCAGTCTTCATTCTTAACCTCCACATTAGGCGGGACAAATTTATCGGCTGGACGCCATCTCCATTTATTATTGTCCCAGACTAAAAAATAGGTTTGATGGAAGATTTCGTCAAACCAAGTGTCTAATACTTGATAGATAACTCCTGTATCTTTACGTTTTGCTTTAAACATTTCTATTCATAATCTTTTCTTTACAATCTTCGCACCAAGTTATAAACCATCCGTCCCAACATTCTAATTTACCTGGCGCGCCGCACCTATAACAGTAGTGAGATGATAATTTTTCATATTTATGAATTATATCGTATATTTCTTTCGATGCACCACCAACGTAAAAACGAAGGACACCGTATTTTTCTTTAATTTGTAATATTCTTAGTTTATCTAAAAAATTAATAGAAATCAAATTTTCTCTTAACTCTTCCATGAATTGGATTCCAAAAGCTTTGCGCCAGCCTTCTTCCATTACATCAAGTTCTGTCCATTCATAGTTCCAATCATTTATAATTTTATCACTAAAACGGTTTCGAGGAATTAAGAATGGATAACGTTCACAGAGTGCCTTATTGAAAAGTTGTTCAATTCTTTTTTCTTCCATTTCAGCCTCCTTTAATCCTATTATTATTATATCATATTTTAAAATAAAAATCAAATTATGAGAGTTATTGATAAGTTCTGTGACTTATATTTGATAGATCTATTATTTTTATAAGGAGGTATATACCAATGACTAAAGACGATATTTTAGAGTATCTTGGGGAAACCCCAAGTAATACAAATCCTGCCGTTATTTCTGGTATGTTAGATGGCTTTGCAGAGGGAGATAATAAGGAAGAAATCGAACTTGAAGCTACAGAGAATAAGGTTTATACACCAGATGAGGGTAAGGTTTATAAGAAAGTTACGGTTAACGTACCCGTATCACCAGGTGAAATGCTAGACGGAGTCGCAACAATTTTAGAGCATGATTCAACTTATGGAGAAAATCAATTTAAAGTTACACAACAAGGTAATGATAAATTTGTAATAATAGATGATATGTGTGGAGTTACTGATAAAGTAGTTGGTCCTGGAACAACAAGCGTATATGTTCCAGAACAAGAGATTGCTTATTTAATTTCAACTGAACATGATGGTTATTATACTTTATCAAATGAAACTCCTAAATAGGTAAATTAAAAAGAGGGTATAAACCCTCTTTTTTTTATTCCCAACTTACAACTTTGGGCGCTTTTCTTTTCTTTGGTGGCATTTTAACCCAGATTAAACAATCTCTCGCACGAGTCGCCGCCACATAGCACAGCCTTGCTTCAGCATCGTTATAGGCTCGTACATTAAACACCATTACATATTTATTTTCTAACCCCTTTGCGCTGTGTGCAGTCAGAATCTTCACAGTATCTTCCTTCATTCTGTCTTCAATTTCAGAATTAGTTAATTCAGATTGTTTAAAGGTATCATTTGGAATTCCTTTATCATTGAGTAATTTCGAGAACAACTCTATATCTGCATTAGTCCTACAAAGTAAAAACCAATCGCCCCAGTTTGAGCTTAATCGATCGCTCGACTTAATAAGTACGTTAACCGCTTCACTTGGAGTCATATCACCTTCAATAACCGTGTAGTGATTTTCTCTCTTCCTCATTGGAACAGAGTCATCTTCATAGGCAGCGCCGAGTCGATAGAGAAACTTTTTTGCAAAATGGAGAATGTCTGGTAGATTGCGATAGTTTTGATTCATTCGATAAACCACCACATCTGGCTCACCCATTTTCTTAATTAGATATTCTGGATCGGCGCCATTCCAGCCATAGATTGATTGACGAATATCAAAGAAGTACATATAGTTATGCGGATTGATTAGTTCGAAGAATTCAAACTGCGCCTCGGTAGAATCCTGCGCTTCATCGACAAGTAAATGATCGACTTCTTTAAAGCAGAAAGGATTTTCCTTAATTAAAGGAAACAAATCATCAAATCGTTCATCATCTAATAAGTTTGACGTATCAATCGCACTGCTCCGTAACAAATAGTTACAATATGAATGAACTGTACCGATAAATAAACCGACCGGCCGCCCTAAACGTTCATACATTACCGATGCTGCATTATTAGTAAAAGTAATCGCAACAATTTTTGAAGGGTCAATACCACTATCAAGAAGAAACTTAAGTCTCTGAATTAAGACTTCCGTTTTACCTGACGCAGCGGCGCTTGATACTAAAACTCTTGGTTCATTTGTTTCAACAATAAATTCCTGTAATTTGCTTAACATTTCTTTTTCCTCCTTACGGTCAACTGTCGTTGCCGTCTCAGTTTTTCTTACCACTTACAGTATTTAATCCGTAAGTTTTTGAGTCATAGAAATCAATATAAAATGACTCTCTTTCTTTTAATTTATCTTTTGATACTTCTTCTAAAACTTCCCAAGTAAAGTTCTCTGGACCATCTTCTCTCATAACTCGATGAAGTTGCGAAGAAGCTAAAGTTCCAACTCCCAATGCAGACTTGACGTGTTCAGTCCAACGAGTTGATATATTAACTGCTTGACCTATATAAATCTCGCCTGTTTTCATTCGAGTTATCTTATACACACCACTACCTTCAACGGCCTCGCGCTTTCTAAGTTCAGCAAGTGGTTTTTGATAGTAAGCGGTCCAAATTACTTTATTAATTGCTTCTGGATGGCGTAAACGAGGAACTATTGAGCGTAGAATTTCTATATCTTTAATATCTTCCTCTTTAATTTGTATACGATAAAAGTCTTGCTGTTCGTCGAGGGCACGCTGTCGTAAAATCTCTTCGTTTATAGCGGCGCGCTTACTACGTTCTACCTCTAATTCATTTTGAATTTCTTCAATTTCTTTTTCTTTAGATTTTTTAATTTCCAAAAGTTCTGAAAGAATTTCATTAGCTTTATCAATCTGTAAATCTCGATATACGTCTACTGACCTATCAACAAGTAACTTTTGTCGCTGTTCTTCTGATTTGGCCGCCTTATCTATTTCTTCTATTTTTCCTCGTCTATATAAATCTAAGTCTTGATTAACTTCCATATAACGCTTTTCCTTTTCTTGTAAAACGCCTTGAAAGTTATTTATCTTATTTTGTATACCTACTAATTCTGCTTCTGCTTTAATTCTAGCATTATCTTTTTCCAGATTTAGTTCCCGTTGGTACCTTTTCGATTCTTCTTTAAAGTATTCTTTTAATTCATCTTTTTTTAACCTTTCTAACTCATTAATTCTTTGTTTCTTCTTACTGGCGCTCTTTAATACAAATATTAATATTATTATAAGTAAAATACAAAAAAGAAGAAGCTCCATAGAAAAATCTACCATTAGATACTTCCTCCTTATATATATAATATAATAAATTGTTTTGAAATTTTTTTTGAACTTTTTGCGCTTCGCCCAATTATAGTATATCAAATTTTGCCACGGCCGTCAAATTTTGAATAAATTGAAAAATCGCGATCGTTCTTCCACTTATCTCTAGCTCTAAACTTTTCCTGGAAAATGTCAGAGCTGGTTTTAATGTTTTCAATCTCCCAAAATGGGATAATATAAATTGGGATGTTGTTGGCGAGGGCGTAGCTGATCTTACGGCGATCCCGCTCCTTAGCTTTTTCGAAGTCTGCGCGGGAGCGATGGAATTTACCAACTCTGCGGTAATGCTGCTCTCCATTGACCTCTATGATACAATTTCTTGACTGCGCGCAGTAAACGTAAAAGTCGTATCTATACTTTCCACCTTTCAAATCTGAAAAGCGTTTCTCTCTTTCAAAATCAATTCGGTCCCGCCCTAAGACCATTATAATTTTTTCTTCGTAGCTGCTCATTTGTCAATTCCTCCCCATAAAAGTAAAGTTAGTCATCTCTAACTCTACTTATTTTCAGAACGTATTGTTTGCGGAGGGATTTTAATATGGGTGATACTAGTTTTATAGTTCTTTTAATCTCTGCAATTCTAGCTTCTCAAGGATTTTGGACTTACATCCTTTATAAAGTTAAGCGTAGAGATGAAAGAAACGACACAAGAAAAAAGGCCGATTTAGTCATACTTCATGACTTAGTTTATAGATACACTCAACACGCTATTTTACGTGGATATACTACTTTTGACGAATTTGATAATGTAACCGAAATGTTTCAGGTTTATACCGAAATTGGTGGAAATGGGACGGGAGCGAAGCTTTATGAAGATTTTTGTAAGCTGGAGAAGCGTCCTGGTTTAGCTGTGGAGACATTTGTATGTGAGGATACTAAAGAAAAGTAGCTGGAGTTTAATAAAGTGTATGGCGACAGAAAAAAGTCTACTTAATTTATAGAATTAGGTAGATTTTTTTATTCCTATAAATTTTGGAGTTAAAAGGAGGAATTGATAGATGGCCAATAGAAGTGGACGGCTATATTTTGGTGTTTCGGATACTCCTAAAGGGAATTTAGTTAAAGAAGTTATAATCCGAAATCCTGGAGATTTAACAGATAATGACGAGCTTGATCTCCAAGTTGGAGATGAGTTAATCGTTAAATTTAATAATGGAAATAATGAGGAAGTTTATCCACAGCTTAAACTGATGGTAAACGATCCTGCTCAAGATGTTGGTCCTACCGGAGCTATACCAACTGTAACTTATCCAGGCTATAATGAATGGTCTGAGCAGCAGTTGGTTGGGTTCGTTTATTGTTGTGGGAAAATTGCCGGAGATATAATTACTGGTGCTGATGCCGAATTTGATCAGGCTCAAACGGCAACTGCCAGCTTTACAAGCGAAGAAACTTTTCTTAACGAAGTTCAATCGACTCCAGGCACTTATCAGTTTACATATCATGTTGCTGAAACTGAAGAAACAGAGGAGATCGAAGAGACCACTGGTGCTTGGTATCTAAATGAACAGATTGTTAATTTAACAGTATATGGAATTTCTTGTGAAAATCAAGTTGATGAAGATACTATTATAGTTAATGTAGCTTATGTAGAAGAACATACAGAAGACGAAACTTATTATTGGAAAGCTTTTCAAATTGATAAAGCCACAGCTGATACTTATGGAGTTACGAAGCTCGTAACAGACGCAAACGATTTAACTGGTGAAGATGATGAGCGACCGGTTGGTTGGAACGTTATTGACGATGAAATTGATGAAAAGCTTTCTCACTTAACTTTGAGCTATGATGATCCAACTGTTCCAAGTGGTTCTACCATTCCAACTGATTGGGGAACAATTAATTTAAATAGACCTGATGAATCAATAAGTAGTATCACTCTTCCACCTATTATTGATAGTACCAACGATCTTATTAATAATGGCGAAGATGGACGAGGAAAATTTTGGTCGAGTACAACAAATAACTATTTTTATGATAATAGTTTAGGAATTGGTTATTTATATGATGCTCCAGAAAATTCATCAGAAGGTAACGATGGTACAATTCATACAATAATTCCTTGGTATAGACCCGATAAACTTCCAGGTTCAACGGCAACTCCTCAATTATTAACTACAATGGGTTGGGGATCGTTAGAAGCATATCAGAATGATTGGAAAGATGCTGATAATGCTGCTGTTGCACCGGATCCACAAACTCGCATTTACGGAAACTCTATTCGTCTTGGAATTGGTAAAAATAATTTACCAATTGGGGAGCAAAATACTGAAAAATTTGAAGTTGGCACTACAGATACAACCATACCAAGCTTTACTCCTCTATTTTGGATAAATGGAGAGAGCGCGAACTTTGAAGTTCCAGTTAATATAAATAATGGAATTAATATAGGAGGTATAACTTTATCAAGTTATGTTGATTCAAAAATTATTGCCCAAATAAACAATTTAAAACCATTATTTAAATATGGTACAATAGAAAGCATGGTATTAACTTATCCGGCCTTTAATAACAGCGATAAAGATCATGATTTCGGAAGTATTCCAGAAAACTTAGCTTTTAAAGCACAAGCGGCAATAGCAGAAGCATCAGCAAATGAATATGCGGCTGTTTATAGAGATTCAAATAGTAGTGGTAACTTATATATGTATATTAAAAAAATTAATGGCTATCGTCCATTAATTATTCGAAGTTGGAATGTGAATATGTATAACAATAATGGAGCAGCAGATGATTTCTATGTATGGGAATGTTTCTTAGAAGATGTTGCAACTGACCATCCGAAAGTATGTTTTGGGCTACAAAATACACTTAAAGATAGCTTAAAATGTCGTTTTAAAGTGGGTGTATTATATGTAAAAGATGAATTTTATAATTATGTTGGTAGTTTAAAAACACCGAAACCATCTAATTAAAGGAGGATTAAAATGGATCAAAGAGATTTTATAGGATTCAGTTTCAATGGTGTCCACTCTTCCGATCTTGGTATCCTCCACGTCAGTGATGGAAACTGGTATGAGGAAACACTTCATCCAGAGATTGAAGACAGAAGAACTGGAGTTGTTGGTCGAGATGGAGAATACTACTATGGTAGTGATTATAGAAGCAAAACAATAACAATTCAAATTGCTTTCGACCATGTAACTGAAACACAATTTAGACAGATCACATATTTGTTTTCAGCAAAGAAGCCAGGGAAGTTAATTTTTGATGAACGCCCTTGGAAAGAATATACAGTTAAAATTTCTTCACCGATTACATTGAACTATGTGTGCTTTGATGAGGAAAAAATAATAGCCTCTGAAGAACCTCAAAAAGGAATTAGAATTACAGATAGGCCGGAGCCAATACAAATATCTGTTCAAAGTGAAGTAATTGATGAAGTTTCTGTAAATCAAGAGTTGTTTTCGACCTACTATCCTGATGATGGAACATATGAATTTGTTTGTACCTTAGCTATGAGTGGAATGTGGGAGTGTAATGGAGAGCCAATTCCTACGGCGATGCCAAATTTAGGTATTCTTTTTGACGGATATGGAGAAGATGGAGATATTATAACGATTACAGTTAAAAATAATTATAATTGGGAACAAATTTATCCTTATATTCATACTGGAGAAAAAGAACGTATTTATAAGGGAGAAGGCTCGATTGAGTTTATTTGTTCTTCCCCATTAGCCCGCGCGCCGTTTAAAACATTAGAAAGTTATGAAGAGACCGATATGGTTCATGGTAATCTTGTTACGACTTGGAGTAATATAGATGAATGGGGTGAAGCAAGTGGAATTTTAACAAGACAAAGTTATGAAGATCATTTAATTGATAGACCAGTAAGAGAAAGTGATGGTTTTAGTTATTTAACTTATAATCCTGGTGATGTAGATGCGCCATTTTCACTTTATATTCCATTTGATAATAATGGAAAAATTACTGGAGAAGATGGGCAATTTATTGTAAACTTACCTTCTGGTACAATGATTTTTGAAGAAATTGAAACTAAAGATGAAAGTGGAAAAGAAACAGGCATTGTAATTAATACAGCAAATCATTTAATTGAAGGTGTTAAATATGATGCCACAGAACATGAATCTTGGTCTACAACGGGTAATATATATAATGAATATCTTTTAAAAGGATACTTTCCAAAGATTATTCACTATGGGCCGTTTGATTTAGTAACTGATTTAAATAGTAAAATACAAAAGCTACAAGTAGTTTGTGATACAAGTGGTATGGATTTGGCGGCCGTCCGTCTTTTCTATGATTACTTATATTACTAGGAGGAAAAGGAATGAGTGAGATGCTCAAAAAATATGAAATTTCCGTATGGGAAGATGAGTTGGTCACTCCAGAGGACGGGGAAAGTTATTATCGAGAAAGAAAGATTGCTATAATCGGCGGTGATGACTTTCCTGCTCCACAAAAGGTATATGATCCGGTACTAACGGAGAATGTAAATGGAGAAAAAACTTTAACCTTTACTTTACAACATTATTATTTTGATGAAAAGGTTGGGGACTATATTACCAATCCTATTTATCCTTTGTTAGTAAATGAAAGGAAGGTAAAGTTATATTATAATGATAAATGGTATGACTTTATTATAAAGGAGTGTCAAGAAGATTCTGAAAATCAGACTTTTTCTTATACAGCGACGGATATATTTATAAATGAGCTTTCAAAGCAAGGTTATAATGTTGAGTTTGCTACAGAATTGAATAACAATTTAGGTACGATAACTGAACTCGGCGCGGAAACGATTAAAGGTACTGATTGGATTATTGATGAAGAGGATTGTGATCTTCTTCAGCAGACAGTACAAGAACCTTTATATGAAGTTACAGCGGCGAGGAATTTTGGTGCCTTAAATTTAGACACTGGAGAAACAGATCCAATAGAACTGGGTGAAAAACTTTATGTTTTTTATAGCTATGTTTCTAATGAAGATTATACTAACGTACAGTTTTTAAGAGATTCTGATAAAGAATCTTGGAAATATGATGATAATGATACAATAGTTGGTACAAATTATCGTTATCAAGGTGACGGTACTTCATTATTTGAGTCTGATAAAACTCCATATTATGCAAACCAAGCTTATCGTTTAGTTTATCAACCGCGCGCCGTATACGATCCAATTATGGGTCAATATGTAGATGTATATCGGGCGAACTATACCGATGGGACACAAGATATATATAAGGTTGTTACTACTGAATATAATACAAGTTCTGTTGTTACTTCTGTAGTTACAAATGGAAATGACTTTGCAATAGTTGATAATGCAAAGGTAACTGGTTGGGATGACTTTGTTGCTTTTACTGGAGATGAGAAACCCGAAGCGAAACTTTATTCTTATCCAATTATTGATACGAATACAAAGTTAGCTTCTTTAGAGGAAATGAATCAGTTATCTTCTTATTTAAAGGTATCAACCCATGCTCCAATTACTAGTGATTCTACAGGATATAAAAACCTTGTTTTTAACCGCGGTTTTATGGACTATGGTGGAAGAATTGATAGTATTTCTAAAGGCGAAGAATATGCTTTTAGAATGAGGATTGGTAAAATTAATGCTAATGGGCAACCAATAAAAGATACTAATTATAGTAATGTTAAAGTATATGTTGCCTATTATAAGACTGTTAAACAAGATGTAGAAGGAACTTCAACCGATGTAAAAACTTTTACAGATAATGATATAATTTTTGAATTTAAAACACCGTTTGATTATTCACTAAACAAAATTACTGGTGGAGAACTCAATACTAATAAAACTGTTTATACTATTGACAATATACCTCAAGCACCTTCTTTAAAATATATCTATGTCAATATAGAAAAACAAAATAATCAAGAGGTGGAGAAGAATTATATATGGAATCCAAATAATTCAACTTATGTAAGTTATTCTGTAAGTAATCCAAACTGGTTTTTAGATACATATATAACTACAGCTAATGCGAAGGTTACGGTTACTAATGAAAAACTTACTGATCCAACAATACATATTGGTATATTTATTGGTACCACAGATGGTGTAGATAGATATTTTGGTGATGTAGAAATTTTTAAGGTTTTAAGAGATACCGAAGATAATATAATTCTTCCAGGTAATGCACCATCAACACTTATTACTAATCGAGAACTTTACTACTTAAAACCCGAAAATTCTACACAAGTTTCTTCAATGAATACTTATTCTTCACTTGAAGATATAGCTAGTGATTTAGGAATTGAGCCAGATTTAATACAACAAGTTTACAATGAAAACTGTGAAAAAATTCTTTCAATAGAAGAATCTAAATCTAATATATTTAACATACTCCAAACCCTTTGTGAGACTTTTGAGTGTTGGCTTAAAATAACTGTAGAACACGAGCGTAACGGTGCGATTAAGCTTGACAAAGACCATAAACCAATTAAGAAAATTTCTTTTAAAGAATATGTTGGTAAAGAAAATTCTGCAGGATTTAAATATGGAATTAATTTAAATTCAATAAGTCGAACAGTTGATAGTAATGAAGTTGTAACAAAACTTATTGTAGCTGAAACGGCAAGTGATTATGCAGAGAATGGAACTCTTAGTATAGCTTATGCAGATTCTAATCCATTAAGAGAGTCAGTTATTTATAACTTAGATTACTATGTTCAGAAAGGGCTTATTAGAGATAAAGAACAATATAATAGAGATTTAAACAATCTTTATGAGCAAGTTGGGCCTTTGAATGAGGAAATACAACAGCTTTCATCTGATTTAGCACTTGCAAATAATGCTTTAATAAATGTTAAATCTCAGGCTAATGTATATGCAGAAACTATTGCAGCGGCGCAAGATAAGTATAATGAAGCCTTAGATGACTTTGAAGAAATTGCCGGAATTTCATATGCTAATTTTACTGGGAAAAAATTTGATGATGAAAAGAAAGCTGAAACTTTGATGGAAACAGTTGGTGCGTTATATGCAGCGCAAAGCTTATTAAATAATGTTTCTGGTCCAGAGACATCAGCTAATGAAGAATATAAAAGGTTACAACTATTAATTAATGGTGTCCCAGAATATTCGATAACTGTATCTACAACAAAGCCTGAAACGCAAGATACACAGGATGATGACGCATCTACAACTTATAAAGCAAAAGTTTTAGTAAGTGATTATATTGAAGGACTTAAGTTTACTTTAAAGAGTGAAGATAATGAGAAAACTTTCACTACTTCTTTAAATGATAAAGAGTTTGAATTCTTAACCAATAGTCCTTGTACTTATTTAATAATTGAGAATGTTCCAACGAATTATTTGTTTGAATATACTCATATAGATACAGGAAAGAAAGATAAAGTAACTACTGGCTCGTTTAAAATTTATAATGAAGCTGCTGATGAAGGAATGGTTAGAAAATTTGCTCTTGTACCAACTGAAGCAGCTCAGGCGCAGTATAAAGGTTATCAAGACCAAATTGATGAAAAAATAGCAGAAAAACAAGAACTTATTAATGCTTTTGAGCGTAAGTATCGTCAATATATACAAGAAGGTACTTGGGAAGAGGACTCATATATTGACTCTAATCTTTACTATTTCGATGCCTTACAAGTTGCTCACACTTCAGCTAAGCCGCAGATTACATATACAATTAATGTAACAGAAGTTAGTGCAATTGAAGGGCTAGAGGGATATACTTTTGCAATAGGCGATAAAACCTATGTAGAAGATACAGAGTTCTTTGGCTGGACTGTTGATGAAGTTTCAGTTGGTAATGATATTGTTGAAATTTATACGCCAGTTCAAGAAGAGGTAATTCTTTCTGAAATTGAATGGCATTTAGATGATCCTTCAGCTAATGTAATTACTGTTCAAAATTATAAAACTCAATTTGAAGATTTGTTCCAACGCATTAGTGCAACTGTACAATCAGTCCAATATAATGAATCAAGCTATTCTCGAGCTGCAAAAATTTTGGACAAAAATGGAACAATCAATAAAGATTTACTTTCTAAATCACTTAGTGGTCTTGTAGGTAATGCATATCCAATTAGTCCATACATTAAAATTGACGATACCGGTATTATTGCACAGGATCAACAAGCACAATCTAATTTAGTAAAGCTTGCTGGTAGTGGAATATACGCTTCTGTTGATGGCGGCAAGTCATGGAAGAATATTGTAAATGCTAATGGTATTACTACTGATTCACTTACAGCTGGTACTATTAATACTCAAAACATTCAGATTATGGATGGAAATAACACTTCCTTCCGTTGGGATCAGGCGGGATTAAACGCATATGGCGGCGATGGTACTGAAGGGTATGATTTAACTTCATTTGTTCGTATGGATAGATTTGGAATTTATGGAGTTAAACATGGGGAAGATGAATATGGCAATCCAATTTATATCTATGATGAGTTAAACAAGGTTATTGACGCGGCGCATTTTAGTTTAACCTGGGATGGCTTTAGAATTAAGAATAGCTACACGAATGGTTATGTAAGTCTTACTTCAGATAATGATTTTGAAGTTATACGATTACTTCCTTCGGCTGGCCGCAGTTTACGTAGTTCAAATCTTGTTCCAGTTACAAAAATAAAAATTGGTGCTTTAGAAAAAGATAGTGAAGGAGTTCCTACAAAGTATGGGATCAATATCTACAACGACAGTGGTGAACCTGTTTTTACTACTAATGACGATGGTAATATTGCTATTACGGGACGAATAAATGCTACTGGTGGAGATTTTAGTGGAAATATTCAAGTTGGAAGCGAAGATCAATTTATAATGATTGATGCTGAGTCTGAACAGCCAGCAATATTTTCTTCAAATTATTTACATAATACTTCTACTGGATGGATTATTGATGCATCTGGCGATGCAATATTTAATAATGTATCAGTTCGTGGAGCGATTAAAACTGCTGTATTTGAATATAGTGAAATTGAGGCAGTTGGTGGAGCATTTTTATTCAGACCAAGTTCTACAATTAATGAAGTATTTTTCGACGAAGATGATTTAGTTGTTCTAGTTGAACAACCAGAATTGTTTAGACTTTATGAATGGGTTAAATTAAGTAATGCTAACGCTTCTATAGATAACGGTGGTCTATCTCATATTTATAAAATAAAAGGGACAACAGATTTAAATGGTTTGATTTTAGAAAATGCTGGTTTGTATTTTGAAAAACCACAAATTGAGGAGCAAGAACAAGAAGAAACAGAATTACAGCCAATTACTTTCACAAAAGAAGAAAATACTTCTTGGTATACCGCTACTTATGATTTAACTTTAATTGAAAACCATGCTTATGTTTTTAGTTTTACTGATGTTGCTTATAGAGATACTCCTGTTTTAATTGATGATCAACTAACTCTTATTTCTGAGAACTATATTATTACTAATTATAATGAGTCCACACCAACTACTAATATTAGAGCATATTTACCAGATCTTTATGAAATTTATGATATATCTCCTAATGATAATCCTGCCGCATTAGGTCTTTATGAATATGACGTTTTAACAGATACTTATATACTTACTGAAGATACGACTCCAGTATCTTATAAGGTTTATTGTTATATTCCTAAAGAAGTTGTTTTAGAGTTTTCAGTCAGTGATGATACTTATCCTTCTTCTTCAATTGATGATTTAATTGGCGGCGCGTTAATAAGCTTCGGATATGATGAGAATAATGAATCTTATGAAAACGGGCGCCACAATTATGGAATTGGAATAAATAGTTCAGATAATTATGTCGGCTTACCAGAGCGCGCCATTAGTTTGTTCGAATCTAATATTCATCCAGAGGCAACGGTTAAAGTATCTTATGATTATAAAGGTATTCTTGGTACACTGCCGCCGCTTGGTACGACTCTTGTATCAGATATTTATAATAGACAAATGGCGGGAAGTCAAGGTATATTTACAAATAATATGTATATTGGTGATAGAAAACAATATCTTGCTTTCTATACGGATACAAACGGTGCAAAGCGTTTAGAAATTAGTGCAAAAGACTTAATCTATGATATTGATGATGATGGTAATGCAACCACTTGGGAAGATTTAATAGAAGGTTCTTTAACTGTGTTAGTTTCTTCTACAATGGGGACTCAAATAGTTGATCCATATTCTGATGGATTACTTTATGCAAAAGTTTATAGCGGAGAAGAAGAGATAGATTCAATTCCTGATAGTCCAAATTTTGGAGAAACTTATGAAGCATTTGCTGGAGATAGACATCCTAAGAATGGAGAATTTTTCGTATTCATTGAGACAGAAGTTGGTACACCAAATAGCCCAAAAAGAGCTTTTCCAAAAACTTGTGAAATTACTGCGTGGGCAGAAATAGAAAATTTAAATGGATATGAAGTAATTGATGTACAAGTTGGTGATAGTTTAGTTGGTTTAGGATTTGATGTATATGAATATAATGAAGAAGAAGAAGACTACGAAAAAACAGAAGATATGGTTGCAGAAGAGGGAAAAACGTATTATAGAGTAACAATAAATCCTAGTGAAAATGGTTGGTATGAATTAACAGAAGATGGCTATATAGAAACTGAAGACGTTAGAGTTAATCCTGGAAAAACTTATTACCAATCAGATGACTGGAAATGGAATTTAGTAACATTCATTTATGATTATCAATGGAATTATAGTGATCAAACAACTATTCCTTTCTCTAATGATAAAATAATTTACTTTACCGAAGAGATGATTAATGGTAAACTAATAGCTGAAGTTACAGTTAGCGAAAAAGAGGAACCAGAACCTTCAGAATCTGAATCGGAGTCTGAGCTGGAACCTTAAGAATCTATATAAAAAATGGCTAAAGCGTAGTTGAGAAATTACGCTTTAGCCTTAAATTTGACTTTTTATACTTTTTCTGTTATAATTAAAGTAGAGGAAGTATTTATTTATAAATGGAGAGTGAAATGGCACAAGTAGGACATGGATCGATTACGATTACTGATTTAACAGACACCCTCAATACTCAACATTTTTGGTGGACAGCAGAAGGTGAAACAACTGGTTTACCAGGCGGGGCGTATATTACAGAAATTCCAATTAAAGAATTTAAAGCTAGTCCTTCTGGTGGATATATTCTAACAAGATCAAATGGAGTTTGGTTAAGAAACGGCTTATTGAATTTAGCTTCTTTTACGGCTGGTGGTCTTGCTTTTTATAATCCAATTGGAGAGGTTGTTGCTAAAGTTGATAGTGGCGGTTTTAATATTGAAGATGGAGCCATTGTATTTGAAGGAGATTTTGTAGAAGTTACTACTACTGGATTAGATGTTAATCCATCTCAATACTATTGGTATGAACGAAAAGAAAGATATATTCCATTTGATGTTCCAGAAGAAGAAAACCCTCATGAATTAGAGTTATATGAATTAATTAGTGGACAATATGTACTTACTGAAGACACATCAGTTATAGACGGTAAAATCTATTATAAAAAAAATATTAAATATATATTAACATCAGATATAACAATTAATTCGGGAAAAACTTATTATAGAGCAAGTAGTGGTTGTATTACATTGGCTGACTATGGTTTTAATAGGGAAATTAATGAAGCTTTACAACAAAATTTAAGATTTGCAATAGGAGATAATTTTGCGGTAGATACAACAGGAGTTTTATATGCTCATGGTGCAGTTTTAACTGGTGAGGTTACAATTGAAGATAGTTTATCAATAAGTGCAACAGCAGCTAATACTATTTTAGATATTTCTGGAGCTACCGAGCTAATTGATGAACTAAATCAAAATATTGATAATTTAGGTGGCAGTTTAGAATCTATAGAGGCTTTAACTGCTACGGTTGTAGATCAGCAAGGACAACTTTTAGGAAGTATGACCTTCGGTACTGAAGATGGTGAGCCTGCTTTACAAATTAAAGCTTCAAAAGACTCTACATCTTCTGTTAAAATAACTAATACAGAGTTACAATTTTTAGAAGGAGATAATAAAGTTGCTTCAGTTTCTAACCAAGCGCTAGAAATTACAGACGCTACAATACTTAATAAATTACAATTTGGAGCTTTTGCTTTTATTCCGCGTGAAAATGGAAACTTATCTTTGAAATATATAGGAGAATAAAAATGTCAACAGGCGTTAAAAATGGAGACATAAGAACTATGTCTCAATATGGAAGTTCAGCACAGTATAGGGCGCAACTTGAGTGGGATACTGACAGTAGTACAGATAGTACCTATGTGTTAAAATGGATTGGTCGCGCGCAAGCTCAACATTTGAGTGGCTGGGGAATTAAAGTACTTGTTGAAGTAACAGGTGATACATCGGGATATTCTGGGTATACCACTGGATCAGATACGGGTGTCATTTCTTATAGTACAAGTTTTACTACTGATGCGTCTGTTTCAAAAACAATTAAAATTCCACGTGGTCATAGCTCTAAAACTATTAAAGTAAAAGTTAGTGCTTATGGTGTAACGGTAGATGGACACCCTGGGGTCACAGCTGGAACCTCTGATTATACGGCAACTTTTAATCCTGGTGCTAAACCCTCTTATACAGTAACATATAATGCTAATGGAGGAACAAACTCTGGATCTACTAATAAGCAAACTAAATGGTATGGAGAAACTTTAACATTATTTAAGGGTACAAATTTTTCTAAGAGTGGTTATACTTTATTTGGTTGGGGAACCACTTCTACACAGACAGAAAAAAGTTATAGTTTAGAAGGTAACTACACTAAAAATGCTAGTGATACTTTATATGCATTATGGAAAAAAACTATCACCCTTACTTATAGTGCTAATGGAGGTAGTGGCGCGCCAAATGCGAGTTCATATACAGTATACAATGATACAAAAAGTCACACCTTTACAATTTCAGCTACTAAACCAACTAGAACAGGATATAAATTTTTAGGCTGGAATACTTCAAGTAGTGCTGCTAGTGCCAAATATTCTGCTGGAGATACGATTTCTTTATCTAGTAATGATACATTGTATGCTGTATGGGAAAGGCTTACATATACTGTTTCTTATAATCCAAATGGAACTTCTGTTACAGATATGCCCGCTCAACAGACAAAAAATTATGGAGTGAATTTAACTTTAGCAACCAATTCACCCGCACGGCCAGGGCATGATTTTATAAATTGGAATACAGCGGCTAATGGAAGTGGTACCTCTTATAATAGAGCAGCTACTTATAGCGCAAATGCAAATTTAATTTTATATGCTCAATGGCAAGTAAAAATGTATTCTGTAAGTTATAATGCAAATAAGGGTAGCAATCCTCCTGCAACACAAGCAAAAACTTATGGAGTAAACCTAACATTAACATCTTCAATACCGACACGAAGTGGCCATAATTTTACAGGATGGAATACAGAAAGTGATGGTACTGGAACCAGTTATTCCCCCGGTCAGGTTTATTCAGCTAATGCTTCTATAACTTTATATGCTCAATGGGAAGTTGCGCATCAAAATCCACAAATTACTAAATTGAATGTAATACGTGCTGATCAAAACGAACAGCCTGATGATGAGGGTACTTATGCTTTATTAACTGTTGGCTGGGCTTTAGATTCTAGTGTTACATCTGCAACGGCACATATAGAAATTGATAACCCATCTCTTCCTTCTGGTATAACTTTTGATGATAAGCAATTAACTGGGAACAGTGGAGAAATAAGTTGGATAATACAAAGCAATGGGAGTGATTATAGTCAATTTTCAAAAGATGAGGCTTATAATATAAGTATATATATAGATGAAACTACTTCAGAAACTACCTATACTAGTTCAACTAAAAGCACTTTCTTATCAAAGGCTTATTTTATAATGGATATTTATGGACAAGTTGAATATAATGAAGCTGATGTAAGCGGTGGTTTTCCTAGCGGAGTCGTATTGTATGAAAACAATTCTATTAAAAGTGTAACTTATAGCGAAAATATTACTAGTGTTAGCGTTAATGCAGATACTTTTTGTGAAAATTATTCGTTTGATAGAATAAGACTTGAATTTACATATTCTACTACCACTCCTGGTTGGAGTGGTACGACGGGAGATGGAGGCTATAGTTCTAACATAGATTTAGCAAGTATAGGTATTACCTATGTAGCAGAATTTTTACAAGATGACGACTATATTAAAATTGAAGCAGAAAAAAAATACATTCAAACTGCGGATTTAACACCTCAACAAAATAAAAAGTATTATACCGCAACTGAACCAGGCCATGGAATTGCTTTTGGGGCACCAGCTGAATATGATAAGTTTAAAGTTGGTTTACCAATTTATTTGTTAACTAATACTTCAATTTATGGAGTAGACAATTCAGATTCTAGTAATGTTGTTACAATGCCAATGATAGGGTCAGTTACAGATACTATAAATGATAATAAAGTAAATTATATTAATATCGGTTCAAACAATTATAAAACTAATATTTTAGGAAGTACAATAGATATATCTGGTGCAACAACTTTATCTAATACTTTAACTGTATCCGGCGCGACAACAATTAGTAGTGACTTAAAACTAACAAAAGGTCATTCTATATATCTTAATAGTGGAGATAGTAGCCCACAAAATAAAACAAGAATTGTTGCTGCGGATTATCTTGGAGAAAATAACATATATTATGATGCTCATGGTTATCACGCTTTGAGAACTTGGGATACGACATTGGCCACTCCAGATTGGAAAGGAAAATTTTATGTTTATAATGATCGTATAACATCTAATGTTCCTATTTATGGATCAAGTATTTATATTAATAACCATACCTCACAAATTGGTTATACAACAGATTTAATAAGTGGTTCAAAAACTACATTGTCTGCACAGACTTGGACTACACTTGCCACTATAACGCTAAGTAAAGGCTCTTGGGTTATTCAAGGAAATGCAGGGTATGAATCAGGTTGGACGGCTAGAACTGGAATTAGAATACGTAATACAACTGGAGATGTAACACTTGGTGGATCAACCGTTTATTTCTCGCCAAATAGTATGGTAGGTAGACAAAACACTTGTGTTTGCTATGAAGTGACAGCAGATAATACTGTTTTAGCTATTCAAATATCTTCATATACTGCGATTACTTCAAGTGATGATATAACTATAAATGGTTCTATACGAGCAATGAGAGTTGCATAACTAAATAGAGGCTTATAAACTAAGCCTCTATTTATTTCCCACAAATACATACCATCTCACTCTATTTTCTACTTAATAAGAGAAATGGATTTACAAGGGGGTTAATATACAATGATAATGAGAGGAACAACACCATTCCATAGTTTTATCCTACCATTCACAACCGCAGATATAAGCGATATCTACATCACTTATATCCAAAATGGTCAGATGAAAGTGGAAAAGACCGGCGAACAGATTACGCTGGAAGATATTACAAACGACGACTCCAATGGCTTCATCACCGATGAAAACAGTGGGGATTCTTTTGGTAGCAACGACGCCAATGTTGTAGAACCAGAAGACGATACCTCTTATTGTCAAGCAACAGTTCATTTAACTCAAGAAGACACCCTCAATTTTGACTTTTTCAAGGCAGCGGAAAAGAACATAGCAGTTATCCAAATTCGACTTTTAGTCGACGGAGAAGCTTATGCATCATTCCCAGTCAAAGAAAGAATTTTTGGAGTTTTAAAGGACGGAACTATTCCAGAGACACAGGAGAATATATAGATGAACAAGGACAACTCATTTAAAGTAGGCTTTAATTCTTCTCAAAATAATTTCGGAAAAGTTAAGTTTATGAAGACTGGTGGAATGATTGAGAAATTTAAAGCTGAAGTTCAAACCTCCAAGCCTGAAGATATTTATTATGATGAGATTATATATTATGATGGCGGAGGCGTAGAAGGATATGGCGACTAAAATAAGACACGTAAAAGCGATTATCCAGTTACGGCGCGGGCCCGAAAGTGACTGGGAACGGATTGATCCAGTTCTGGCGATTGGAGAACCTGCTTTTTCATTAGATGTACAAAGGGTTAAAATAGGAGATGGAGTTACTCATTGGAGTGAACTGCCTTATATAGATGAGAGAGAAGAAACAAATGTAAGATTTGTTGATGGTCTCGATGGAGTTGATGGAGAAGAAGGGGTTTTATATATAGATACAGTTACTAATAGTGGTTATAGATATAGTAATGACGACTTTATAGAGATAGAAAGTACTTCTATTGAAGAACTAAAGGGCCGCATGACTATGGCAGAAAACCAAATTAATACCAATACAAATGATATAAGTAATTTACAAACGACCGTTGAAGAATTGGATTTGAAGAGTGATAAAAACTTTGTATTTAAGCAAAATTTACCTGCTGCCACTTGGACAGTAGTACATAATTTAGGAAAATACCCTTCAATTACTGTTGTTGATAGTGCAGGAACAGTAGTCGTTGGAGAGATAATTTTACAAACTACAGAACAAGCCGTTATTAATTTCAATGCGGCTTTTAGTGGAAAAGCTTATTGCAATTAAGACGGAGGGAAGAGAATGGATTATTTAGTTAATCTTAATTTGAATAAAAACGAGCTGCAAAATGCAAAAATACAAAATCTTGCGGCTGCGCCATCTAATCCAACAGATGGACAGATTTATTATAATACAGCAGATGATGTGATGTATTATTATAATGGGACGAAATGGGTTCCAATTATAGATGATGGTGGAGTAACTAGTATTACAAGCGGAACAGATATTAATGTTTCTGCTTCAACTGGCGCGGTTACTATTAATCATAAGGATATTGAAACAACTAGCGCGGTTAGTACTGCCGGAATTAAGAAAATTACTACCGATGGTCATGGGCATATTAAGACAACCGCGGCAGCTTATGCTTCTGATTTAACAATGTCATCTAGTGATAATACTACGGTTAAGGCGGCAATTGAAGGTAAAGCTAATTCTGCTACAACTCTTGCTGGTTATGGAATTACTGATGCAAAAATTGCAAATGGAGTTATTACTTTAGGTTCTAATACAATCACCCCATTAACCTCTCAATGGACAGCCAAGTTAATTACTACAGATAGTTATTCTTCAACAACACAAATCGGCAACACATTAACAAATCCATATTTAAATTTGATTGAAAATAATACTGTACGTAGTGTTCATCAAATTATTGGAACTGGAACGGTTTCAGTTACTTCTAGTCAAAGTAAAGATGATGGTTATATTATAACTATTAATGGAGAAACTCCAGATATACCTTCTGCTGGAACTACAGCAACTGCGGTTTCAACTACTGCCTCTGGTGGTAGCGCGACAACTTGGTCAAAGAGTGATCACGTTCATAGCATTGCACTTGCTACTGGTGATTCAAATGGTCAAGTAAAGATTGCCGGAAGTAATGTTTCTGTCAAGGGATTAGATGCAGCAGCATATAAGGCCGTTGTAACAACAGTTGATTCAAGTGCTAGCTTACCAACTTCTGGTGCTGTTAAAACTTATGTTGATAGTGCAATTGAAGCCCTTCCAGAGCCAATGGTATTTAAGGGTTCCGTTGGTACCGGTGGTACAGTTACTTGGGCAAACTTACCTGCTGCAGCCGCAGCCAATGAAGGTCATACTTATAAAGTAATTACTGCTCATACGGCGGAAACTGGAAAACCCGCTGCGGCAGTTGGCGACACAATTATTTCAACTGGTTCTGAATGGGTTGTCGTTCCATCCGGTGATGAACCAAGCGGTACAGTTACCAGCGTAGGAATTACCAATGGTGGATTAATTTCTGTAAGTGGTAGCCCAATCACTTCATCTGGTAGTATTACTCTAACCCATGGCACACCAAGCGGCGCGACGACTAAAACAAGTGGTTTTTATAAGTTTAGCACTGATGCTTATGGTCATGTTAATGGAACAACTGCAGTTGGAAAATCTGATATTACTGGTTTACTTGGCGATTACGTTACAAGTGTTAATGGTTCAACTGGCGCGGTTACAATTAGTAATGTAACTCAAACTACTGCTGGTTTAATGAGTGCGGCTGATAAAGTTACTTTAGATAACTTATCTGCAGCATCAGCTGGCGCGATTACTTATCAGACTCTTACAATTGCAGCAGGACAAACTTCAGTTAGTGCGAGTGGAGTTGCAAGTAAATTGCTTACTTTCCAAGCATATATGGGTGGAGAGGCCGTTGTTGTTGATTATGATGGAACTAACTTCTCAATCAATACGGCGCAAAGTTCTGCGATTACAATTAAGTGCATAGTTACAGTTTAATTAAAACTTGACTTCTCTTTATAATTATGATATAATAAAATTAAGGGAAGATGTTGTTCTGCCCTTTCCAGAAAATGGAAAGGGCAGTTTATATAAATGAGGTAGATATGAAAAATTTAGCTGCAATTGATAATAATTTAGATATAACAACTAAAGAATATGTGGATGCAGCAATTCCAACTGTACCAACCAACGTATCTGTGTTTACAAATGACGCAGGATATGTAACTACAGATGAAAAATTAAAAACAAGTGCATTAGCTAATTCTACAACTGCTTATTATCCAGTACTCACTACAAATGCATCAACTGCAGAAACAAAAAAATATTCTACTTTGTTGCAAGTTGGGTATAAAGATTCTAACTATGATGTTTTTAATCTTAGAATTGGAAATGGAGTTGGTACAAAAGGACAATTACGGTTATCTAATTCTGGTTCTTCTGGAGATTTTACAACTCTTGTACCAAATGCGACTAAAGATACAACAATAACTCTGCCATCCGCTTCTGGAACTTTAGCTTTAATTTCTAATATACCCACAGTACCTACAATTTCACTTAATGGAAGTACTACAACTTCTCCATCTTTCTATGCTCCTACTAGTGCTGGAACAAGCGGATATTATCTCAAATCTAATGGTAGTGGCGCACCTACCTGGGCGGCTATATCAGCTGGAACAGATGAAAAATTAAAAACTTCTGTTACAACAACTACTGGAACCTATTATTATCCCATTTTAACAGGAACTTCATCTTCTGCAGAAACTAAAAAATATGCAGAAGGATTGAATTTTGTTATGGATAATAATAGTAATTGGTTAACAATCGGTACTAGCAGTAAAGGTGGAAAGCTGTCCTTGTTAAAAACTCATGAAGCTATTATTGTTCTTAACGGTAGTATGACTACTAATACAACTATTACGTTACCTGCTACTACAGGTACATTGGCATTAACTTCTGATATTCCAACAGTACCGACTAATATATCAGTCTTTACGAATGATGCTGGATATGTAACTACTGATGAAAAGTTGGCGGTAATTGAACAAACAGCCGATGCGCAACTTTATCCAGTACTAACTACTAATAGTACAGATGCTTCAACTAAGGTTAGGTTGGCAACGGGTAGATTTTATGTAGAAGCACTTTCCAATGCAACTACTTTAAAAGTTGGTAATTATAACTATCCAGGTGAAATATATTTGCCTAGTTCTCAAAACTTAACTGTTATTAAATCAAGTGTTGGTACATCAACTAGGACTATAACGCTTCCAGATGCTACAGGTACAGTAGCTTTAACTTCTGACATACCTTCAGTTCCAGTAACTGATGTAACGTTGAATGGAAGTTCAATTGTAAGTGGTGGAATCGCAGCAATTACAAATGCGAATGGAGATGTAACATTTAACGGAACGGTACAGGGCAACTTGTTTTACATGGATCTTGCAACTTCTGACTCATTATATACTGCTATAAATACAGCTGGCTGGACTTCTTCTGTTATAGTATAAGGAGTAAGTAAATGTTAAATATAAAAGCTCTATTATTAAAATTAGTCAATCATTATAATAACGTTGGAGATTTTTATTCTAATTCTGGTACAATTGCTTCACTTTCTTCAAGCACCAGTTTATCAACTTTTGGTTCAATAACAAATCTTCCAGCTGGAGTTTATATATGTCGTGGTCATGTAGAATTCGGCGGATATTCAAGTGGTTATCGTCTCGTTCAATTGGGCTATACCCCACAAGGAGGGTCGGTTATAAATAAAGGGGCTTCTCGTATGCAAATTCCATCTCCTGGCGCTACATATGGAATATGGATGAGCTGTGTTGGTGCAATTAAAAGTGACGTACCATTTACTCTTCATGTAAGAGGTTGTCAAAATAAAGGAAGCGCTGCAGAAGATGTAAACTGGTCATTAACTGCTTTGCGTATTAAATAGGTGAGACAATGTTAGATATAAAGGCTTTATTATTAAAATTGGTTCAACATTATAATACAATTGGAACTGTTGAACCAAGCGATAATTACGGATATGATAGCGCAATTAGCATACCAAATTCTAATACCTGGCAAAGCGTAGATACTTTAGCTGGGAGTAATTGGACAGCACCCACTCTTTCTGCTGGAACTTGGGTAGTTTTTGCTTCAATGCGTTTTGCTTCTAAGGCTAACACCTCTTATAGAAGCGCTCGTATAAATGCAGGTGGAGCATATTATGGAACTACACATTGGCAAGCTGGAACTGGCGCGGCAGCAATTGAATTATCTGCTACTTTCAATAAAACCTCTTCTTGGAAATTAGATTTTGATGTAAGGCAATATAGTAGTTCAAGTACAACAGCTTTAAATTTGAGTAACTTTTATTATAGAGCTATGAAACTTAAATAGGTGAACTTAATGTTAAATATAAAAGCATTATTAGAAAAATTAGTAGGACATTTTAATAATATAGATGTTTTTGACAATGATGTAAGTGGTACAGATGCTTTAGGTCATACTGCTTCTTGGTATTATGGTACAGTATCTAACTTTGCTAGTGGTACAACCTTAACAAGTCTTGGTGTAAATAAAACTATTCCTGCTGGTACTTGGATAATAATTTTTGATTGTAGGTTTGGTGCTAGTGCTACCGGTTATAGAGGTATACAAATGGCTATAAATAATAGTGCTATTGGTGCCGCTTATGCTCAAAAACCATCAGTAACTAACAATGCCATGGCTTTACAAGTAATGTATCAATACAAAAGTACTTCAAGTTTCACTGTTGATTTAAGAGCAAGACAAAATAGTGGGTCAGCTCAAAATTTAACCTGGTATATGCAACTTGTTCGATTAAAATAAAGGAGGGCTCTCAATGAACGAACTTCTAATAATTCTCTTACCTGCCCTAATTGGAGCCGTCCCTGCTTTAATTGTAGCAATCAATACAAACCGCTTAATCGCCTACCGAGTAGATGAATTAGCAAAAAAGATTGAAGAAAACAATCGAGTGGTTGAGCGCATTTATAAAATTGAAAGCGACATGAATACAATGTGGCAACGCCATGACGAGCTAAAAGAGCAAATAAGAGAAATTAAAAAGTCGTTAAAAATTATATAGGAGGTATCTATGAAGATAAACAAAAAAATAAGTCCCTATAACCATTCTCCACGTTATGGGAACACAATTAAGTACATCGTAATCCACTATGTCGGCGCCGTATCAACCGCTAAGAATAACGTAGATTACTTCTATGGCGGCGATCGTAGAGCCTCCGCGCACTATTTCGTAGATGAAAACTCGATTTGGCAATCCGTCAACGACAATGTTGCGGCTTGGCACTGCGGCGGTGGACTTCAGGATTACGGCAAAAGCAACGGAGGAGCAAAATATCATGGAATATGTACCAACCTCAATTCTATCGGTATCGAGATGTGCGTTATCAGAAAGAATGGTAAATACATTGTTAAGAACGGTACGATTAAAAATACCGGTGAATTGGTACGTTACCTTATGAAGAAGTACAATGTTCCTGCATCAAGAGTAATTCGTCACTTTGACGTAACTGGAAAGGAGTGCCCTGGCGCCTATCCAGAATATAACTTGAAAACGTACTTAATTTCCGATAGTGGTTGGAAAACCTTGCGTTCTAAACTTACTACTTCAATTGTCGCAAGTAAGTTCACACTGACCGGCGCATCATATCCAACCATACTTAAGAAAGGAAGCCGCTTTACTGTAAAGGGTAAAATTACCAGCGCAAATATTTTGAAGAAAGTTGTGGTAGTAGTTGAACGGGCAGATAATGGAAAGGATATAAGTTATGCAACTAAATCAGTAGTACCCAATTCAAAAACCTACAACTTAAATAAAATCGACCAATATATTGCTTTTAGAAAACTACCTGTGGGAGAATATAGGTATAAGATAAAAGCAACTGATGCAAAAGGTACAGTAAAGACTCTATTACGTCGGAAATTCAAAGTTACAAAATAGATATAAAAAGACCACTAACTTAATTGTTAGTGGTCTTTTCTTTATTTTCTTTCAATTTCAACATCTTCAAAGCCGGCCTTTACAATTCGTTCAAAAACATCTAATCCAACTTGTGTTACTAAAGTGGCGCCGTCTTCAACTCCATCTCTGTATCCTACATAGTAGCCTAACTTATAGACTCCAACTAACACAATAAAGGCGACTAAACAAAATAAAATTAATTGTACATCCATTTGGTAATAGTTCCCTCCTACTATTTTCCAAAGATTTTCTCCCAAGTGCAATCTTCTTTCGTTAAATCATCACGGAACCTCAAGAACTTCGGGTGCCGAAGTCCTCCGGTGTCCATAATTTCCATGGCAGTAACCTCAAGCGGCATACCTACATAAGACTTCCAATTTTCTTTAATTTCATCGGTAATTCCACTCAAACTACCAATTTCAAATTCTTTCCCATCTTTTATAACACCAAGTCTGAGTGATCCTGCCCATCCATTGAACCATGGTTTCGTAACTGGCACCACTGGCGCGCCGTCTACGTACAACTCATACATGGTCTTATGATTTTCTTTGTAATAATCTGAATCTAAAATTTTCTGAGAATTTTGCTCATTATACCAGTAAGGCCAATTTTCCACATCTTTTCCAGTGTAAATTTTTGTAGGAATTATTGCCCCTAAAATAAAGCAATCAATTGTATCTTGTAATTCTTTCTTAATCTTCAGACAGTCTTTACTTGGTCTTTTCCCTGGCTGATATGGCGCGTCATCTCTAACAATTACTACTCCTTCATATCCGTTTGCAAGTAATTCTTGTAAGTTGTCCCAAAGTTCTTTTCCGTTCGTATACCGCGCCCAGTCGATAAATTCACTTGTATACTTTACCGCATAATCATCTAAACGAAGGAATCTATCAATTGCTTTCATCCCTACATACGATTCACCCTCGTCTGCAAGAATATCAAATACATAATAGTGCAATTTATCTTCATCTTTTTGCTGGCGCGCCACCGCTTTGTCGACTAAACAATTCATAATTGAAGTCGTTGCTTTGGCTTGTTCATTTTTTGGCAAATAAACTTCTCCAAGCAAACACGTCCCATTCGGCATTTTTTCAAAAACTTCATGTAACTGAGGAACCCAATCAAATTTATCTAAATACTTCCCACTTACACTTTTACTCCGTCCCCTCAAGAACATATTCCCGTCTTCGTCTTTAATAAACATATAGAACGCCCCATCGACTTTTCTAGCGCCCCACCAAGTTCCACTAAAAATTCTTGATACGGCTGTGTCTTTCCTCTTTTCATCGCTCCAACTACGGGGCGGCGCATAATATTTTTGAACTTCCAAATTATAAAAGTCAATTCCGTCAATAAATCCCTTCATTTAAACTTCCTTCTCGTAAAACTCTTTTACAATATTTCCACAAGTCGTTTCGCCAATCTCATAATATTCCTTCACATGGTGCATTACAGAATGGACAGAAGACAACTTCATTGGATCGACGTCTTCACTATGCCAGTAATTTCCGAACCGGCGCAGTATCTTTCTCATTCGCCAATGGGTGCATACAAACCTCACATAGTCCACTATACTCATTCCCAAATATATATTCTCTTGGTTAATTGCGCTTGCAATTACGGCTGCATGATAGTATAGTCTATGAGAATAAATCTTCGGATCGAAACCAAATAGTACAATCTTTCCAACCCTTTCTTTTTCCACTAATACATTCTGCAAAACCGTCATTACAATTTCGTCATATTTCCTAACTCTATTCTCGTCCATAGAATCCTCCTTCTATCCATTCTACTTATATTATACCAAATTTTCCACTAAAAATCAAATTTCCACTAAAATTTGACTTTCTCCAAAAATTCCTGTATAATCGCGTGCGCGCCCGCGCGTGTATATAAAGGAAGCTTTTTCTCTCCAAATTAAAATTTGAAAAAAATCTGAAATTTTGATATAATATTTATATACGAAAGGAGAAGAAATGTCACTTAATTCTACCATACCAAATAAAATCGTAGCTAATTCAGACCAGAACTATTATGAAGACAATTATATCTCCACAAATTGTGGCTCTTATGCCTTCAATATAAAAGACTGGTATGATGCTGACCGAGCTTTTGAGAACGAAAATGGCTATGCTTATCTTTGGATGGAACAGCTTTTTGATAAGGGTCTTTCTGATTTAGAAGTTTCTAATCTATATATAGCGGAGCTTCTGGATGGAATCGTAGCTGATTTCAAAGGTGAAGTGCAGCTTCTGGATTCAATTCCAATCTTGAAAGCAAATGAAGAACTAATCGCTTTTAGAGCGTTTTGTCGTTGGGACGAGATCATGGATGAGGTTGATTTTGACTGGCACTTCAAAGTGTATCGTGACGGACATTGGCGGGAGAAAAACGGAAGTGGTCCCGTCAGTGAATGTAGATTACAAGACTGGGAATATGATGATGAAATGAACTATATCAGTAAAGTTTATTTTTTCAAAAAAATATATCCTGAAAATTTGAAAAAATCCTAAAATTCAGATATAATATATATATAAGGTTGAGAAAAACAGATAAACTGTTTTGATTATAAAACGAGGGGCGGCTTTTGTTTCCTTTCTTCCGCCCCTCACCTTACTTGCGTAATGCGGCCAAGGACGGTCACAAGCCCGTGTAAACGCAGAGTGCGTGAACCTTGAAAAACCCTTAAATAAATATATAACTAAGAACTCAGTGTAGAACTACTGAACCAGTAGGCTGAGGTGCGATGAATAGGTCAGAGTTATAAAGTAAGGATACTTATGAGTAGCTCTGTTCCATAGAGAAGCGATTCCTATGGTGGAGTGGTTAAATCCCCAAACCTAAGTCGTAGCACTTCTACTATTGCAAGTAAAGGTAGCATGTGGGTCGGGGAAGTAATAGACGCTTCTGTGGAGAAGAAGCCAAGTTAGGGATTAGCCGGCGACTGTTTCAAACCTTGGTAAAGCCAATAATTCCTTTTGTTGTGAAGCAGAGAAATCTGTGTATAAGACCTACGTGAGTCGCGTACGAGTAGCTCAAATCGACAAGACACAGAAGATAAAAGTTTATCTAAGGAAAGTAGGCGCGAAGCACCGTTCCTTCTAATCTTATGCCGTAAGGTGGGTGAAAGTTGTGGGTAATCAATCCCATATAGGATGATGGCTCTAGATCTCGAGCTGGGGCAGGTTAGGTCAAGGTCGCTCCTTGGTCTTCGGACTTGTCTCCCTATTGACTGAATATACTTGAAAGTAGTATGGAGTATGGTGAAAGTCACTTAGGTATATATTTATTTAAGGGTTTTATAGTTATAAAAGGAGAAGGTGTATATGATTATTCAGAGTGAAATTACAGGAAAATCGTATAACACGGTCGAAGAATGTCTGGAAGATGAAAAGGCATTTAAGGCCGAAAAAGAGGCCGCAGAAAAGGCGAAGCAGGAAAAACAGGAGAAGCTCGAGGCCGCATTTAACGATATTTGCAAGGCTTGGAAAACTTATGTTCAGACCTATCGGGATTATGGATATAGGATTACTCCTGTAGATGAATATGGACTGTTTCTTGAGGTGATTTCTCATGACTAAGGAAGAGAAACTTATTTATCTGAAGAACCGGCTGAACGTTATTTTAACTCGTGGCCGTTACACTGACTGCCCCGGCGTCAAAAAGAAGTTGGAGCGTCAAATTAGGAAACTGGAGGGCTAATCCCTCCTTTTTTTATTGGGCAAATTTGATTTTTTCTTGAATTTTTGTTATAATATATTTAGAAGAAAGGAAAAAGAGAGATGGAATTAACAATTCAAGAAAAAAAGAAAATCACCAACTACTTCAATGCTCTGATTGAACAGCTCTGTGAGTTTGATCAACTTGATGACTTCTTTTACAACGATAGAGGTTATGAGCATTGGCAGGAAATTCGGTTCTATGGCGATGGAGATGAGTATTTTTGTTCGACTTGCGGCCCTGTGCATATGTATAATGGGGCGACTCGTCTTGTGATTGTGCCGGAAGACTTTCCTTATGTTGCAAAGATTAACTTCAGCACAGGATACAGTGAAGAAGAGTTTAATTATGATTATAATGATGAAGAACTCATGACTTATAACTATGTTTTAGATAACTATCCTGATGTAATTGATGTTTTCCCGACTACAACTGCAATCAATATTCATGGATTAAAGTTGGTTGTCCAAGAAAAGGTTGAAACTGATGAGGATATGGTTTATAGTAGTTATCCGAGTCTGTGTGAGGATAGTTCTAATAGCAGCATTATTGATTTGCTTGCAGAAATTTATGGGGATGATTTCTATAACGTGGTTGATGAGTGCTATGTGAATGATGTTCATGATGGGAATATTGGTTTAAAGAATGGAAAGTTGGTTCTGTTCGATTTTGCGGGGTATAATAATTAAATGGATAAAAAAACTATGACATACATCAATTCATTAATTGATGCATTAGCAATGGAAGTTTATAAGCCAAGTTCTACTGAAGAAGAGCAATTAGAACATTTAGTTTATATAGGTGAACGTGCAGAAATAATTTTTTCAGAGTGGAGAGATGCTAATCCAATTCAAAGACTGGAAAAGTTTTTTGAAGCGGTTTCATATTGGAAAGCAATAAGGGATATGGCAGATGAGTAACGTACTTAAGGTTGATGAGTGGCAGGCTGGGCGCCAATGGTATGTAGCGGATGTAAAGACGTGGACAAACTGGCGCGGAATGGCGGGGTTATTTAATGTAGACCTCGATGGTTTTTGCGACTTATTAAAGAATAAGTATCATTGTGAACATATTGAATACTTTGAAGAAACGCCAAGTGGAACTGATTTATTGAGGTTTTCTTTTGACGTTTATAAAAATGCACACCAGTTGAAGTTGGACGTTAATCGTATTTCCAGGAAAACTGGATATGAGGTTGAAGAAGCTGCGTGGAGGCATAGGAATGAGTAGGAGCTATAAGAAAAATCCGTGGGTTACTGACCATACGCGAAAGACTACGAAAGAGAAGAAACGGCAAGCTAACAAAAGCTTTCGTAATCAGATTGAACGCGATGAAGATATGCCTGCACGCCCTAAGCATAAGAAATATACAGAGAGTTGGGAGATTTCTGACTACAAGTGGAGATTATCTAAGGAACATTTTCTGAAACTTTGGGAAGAAGATGAGTTTGTCCATGAACGTTTCCCCACGAAGGAAGTAGCCTTGCGTTGGTGGTATAAGTGGTATAGGAATAAATAGGAGAAAAAAATGAGACGAGGGGAATTAACAATTAGACTAGTTGAAAATGGTGACCTTAATGAGTTTTCAGAAAAATATGAAGCAGTATTTGGTCTCTTTGGGGACGATAATTATGACTTACTCCCTATTGATTTGTATTGGGATTATTGTCGGCGCTTTGCTGCTGTTTTAGGATTCTCTGAAAAGACCATTGAAGAATGGTTTGGAAATTCATAGTAAATTTGAAATTTTTCTAATTTTCATTTATAATATATATAGAAAAATAAGATTAGAAGAAAGGAGATTAGAAATGAGTTGGAGTCCTTTTTACTATGTAGAAGTATTTAATCACAAAGAAAATAAGTGGGAAAAGGTTGAAGTCTTTACCAAGCGTGACGGAGAGTTTAAAGAAGTTGACCTGTGGTGGGCTAATGGAACTCATGAACTGTTTTCTATTCTTGGCTTTGAAGAGAGTTATGATGTACCTGAATTCGATGCGATGCACGGTGGCTTACCCGGAAATGTATCAGAGGGTATTAAAAAGGAATATGACCATTTTAACAGTTATAGGAAAAATCATCCAATAACTAATGATGAAGTTAAATTTTTTAATCTTGCTGATGCACTGCTTTATCTGAAAGACAATCCGAAAGTTGAGGATGAGGATAAGATGGAAGAGATTTGGCGTGCTGAAGATGTAGAATGGGATAAAGTCGAAAAGGTTTATATGGTTAATCCTTTGAAAGAATTGGTTGATCGAGTTTATTCTTATATCGAGTTTGGGAAGGAAGATTTTTTCTGGAATAATTCTGCTTCTGATGTAAGGGTTGTAACTTTTATGTTTAGATAAATTTATGGAGGGGTAAGCATAGAGGTACTGCAGCGGTTTGCTAAACCGTTCAACCGAGAGGTTGCGAGGGTTCGATCCCCTCTCCTTCCGCGGCGTGTTGTGATAATTGGTAGTCGGGCGGTCTTGAAAACCGTTGGGTGTAAAAGCCTTCAGAGTTCGAGCCTCTGACACGCCGCCATATTGGGAAGTAACTCAGTGGTGAGAGTGGGGACCTTATAAGTCTCTGGTCGTGGGTTCAAACCCCACCTTCCCAACCATTCGGCTCATTAGTATAACGGTTATTATATCGGCTTGTCACGCCGAAGACGGGAGTTCAACTCTCCCATGGGTCGCCATATGCGCCAATAGGTCAAGGGTAGACTCGCAGACTTTTAATCTGTTTATCCCAGTTCAACTCTGGGTTGGCGCACCAGGGAGTGATAGGTTAAATAAATATTTCCCTTAGTTGTAGTGTACAATACAGCTATTGAAAATGGCAAAGAAATAATTTTGTAGAATTTAAAGGTTGCAAACTTTATCTTCTATGTAAGACCACCGGCCGCGGAGGTCGGAAAGTGCGGTAGAACTCCGCTGCTCCCACCAATTTGTACCTGTAGTTCAGCGGATAGAACAACGGCCTTCTAAGCCGTGTGTCGGGGGTTCGATCCCCTCCAGGTACGCCAATAATTTTAAAAGGAGAATTAAAGTGTTAGGTAAACCGAAATATGTAGATGGAGATATAGTAAAATTTCAAGTTTTAACAGATTATAAAACTCAAAAAATTGAAGAACTGATTGGTTCTATTTATACTGTTAATGCTTGGGGAACTTTTCAAGATAATGGAGATGTATCATATGACATTTTGGTCAAAGGTTATTTTGGTCCTGACACTGGTGATTGTCTTTTTAAACACATTCCAGAGTTTATGGTTGATGGGATTGTTAAGCAAATAAAACCCCTGTAAAAGGATTAGAGTTTAACTCTATCTGCTCGCGCCATATGAATATTAAAATGAGCCAAGTATTTCGACTCGGCTTATTTTCATATATAAAAGGAGGTTTATATGATTGCAGAAATAGCAATAGCACTCGGAATGATTATGTTGCAGCCAATTGAAGAACCGGCGCAACCAGTTGTTCAAGAGACCGTTACTACTGAAGCAGAATATTACTGGGATGGGCCAGTTTTAACGGCTGAAAAAGGCGTTAACGATGGTCCAAGCGGTAAAGAAACCTGGTATAATATGCCTATGGATAGCTTTATTCAGTTTATCTATGATTTAGGTTTTGAAGGTTACCATTGGATTCGCTGGGATGGTGTCCATATGTGGAATGATGGTACAGGAGATTATGTAATTTGTGGAGGTTATTTACCTGTTCGGCCAAGAGGAACAAAGGTGCAAACCAGTCTTGGTCCCGGCATTGTATTAGACACAGGCTATTTTTACTATGGAGAATATCAATTAGATATAGCCACTACGTGGGCAATCTAATAGGAGGAATTATGGAGGAAGTAAGAGAATTAACAGAAGAGGAATTAAAAGAATTGTCTAATGGACGTGGCGCCGAGCCAAAAATGGGGCGATTTTATGGGTGGTTAGCTAAATCGAGGGGAGCAGTTACTATTCCAACCTATACAAATTCCAAACTCGTAGACTATGTAAAGCGGAGTCCAAATCATTCTGGCCTGCGTACGCATAAAATCGACCGCATTACAATTCACCACATGGCTGGAATTTTAAGCGTCGAACAATGCGGATCAATATTCGCATCGGCCGCGCGCCAAGCGTCAAGCAACTACGGAATTGATTCAAATGGACGAGTCGGATTATATGTTGATGAAAAGAATAGATCGTGGGCTAGCTCTAGCTGGGACAATGACCAGCGCGCAGTTACTATTGAAGTTAGTAACAGTGCAATTGGAGGTCAATGGCCAGTTTCAGATAAGGCTCTTTCAAAGCTCATTGATTTATGCGTTGATATTTGTAAGAGAAATAATATTCGGAAACTTAATTACACAGGAGACACAACTGGAAATTTAACGCTCCATTGTTGGTTTGCAGCTACAGCTTGCCCAGGCCCTTATTTAAAGAGTAAAATGAAGTATATAGCAACACAGGTTAATAAGAAGCTTGTGTGGGCAAGCAAGTACACTCTTAAAAATATGGCTTACCCAACAAAGGTTAAGAAAGGTACAGCTTTCGTTTGTAATGGTACAATTAGAAGCACCAACTATATGCGCCGAGTTGAAATCGGTATTGTAGATAAGACAGGAAAGAAGTGGACTTCACGCAAGATGGACTTATCAATAGGAGATTGGTCATTTAATATAGGAAATAAAGTGGGATTAAGACTTCATTTCAATACTCTTCCAAAGGGAACTTACTACTATAGATGTTGGTGTTGGGATGGCAATGGTGCCAAGAAAGTTTTCGATAAAAAGTTCACAGTCATTTAAAAGTGAAAACTTGAAAAAATCTGAAATTTTTTATATAATATATATAGAAGATAAGGGATTAAGGAAAAACTTAATCCCGTCATCGCAGGATGATGCAGAGGTTAGCAATCAAGGCTCATAACCTTGAAGTCGAAGGTTCGAATCCTTCTCCTGCAACCAAGCCAATGAAGAGAGAAAACCTATACGGAGGGTCACGAACAAAGTGGCGGCCGTTAAACGATGCATCGGTAGGGAAGTATCTCTTTAAAATAAAGGAAGTCGCTATTATAGGCTGATGCGACCCGCCTTTAAAGGGAATAATAATGACGCCTTAAACCGTTATCATGGATTTGCGAGTTAAACTACCACCGGCACAATATGTGATATGTGGCATGAATGAGTGGCAAACGGTATACCAAAAGAGGCAAAGTAAACTCGCCATTATGCTCTGATAGCTCAGTTGGTAGAGCAAGCGGCTGTTAACCGCTGGGTCGTAGGTTCGAGTCCTACTTGGAGCGCCACATCTTTAAGAGCCTGAGGATAAATCAGAACTCTCTTGATAGTTGTCGGTTAAACTATCCTCTGTTATCCCGAGGGGAAATCGGGATTGAAATGCGAGCGTGGCGGAATAGGCAGACGCCTTGGACTTAAAATCCAATGTCCTCACGGACGTACCGGTTCGACTCCGGTCGCTCGCACCATAAGCTTATCAATCAAAACTCAATATAGGTACCCAATGTATTGAGAGAGTTTGCTGATGACGAACCATCCATCGAAGGAATGATGACCAACAGTACCTGTGTATCGGAGTCATGACCGAATGAATTGTGGACATAAAGGGGAGCCGGGGATCCATGGGGAGCAAACAAAGGTAAGGAAAAGTTGAATCGCTCGACTAAGAGAGACCCTGTACGCGGGAGGAGTGACCCATTCGCTGATGGCGCGGAAAAGAGCGAACTTTCCATCAAAGGCGCGTAAGGAGTGGCGCGCGGTAGAAAAGCCTCATACCCTGGTTTGCGGTTATCCAGCATAGAAAACCGCCCATGGTGTGATTACCTTAAATCCGTCTGGCGTATGCGTATAATACGCTATATTATGTGCAGTATTGGTGTAGTGGTAACATTTCTGCCTTCCAAGCAGACGTCACGAGTTCGAACCTCGTATACTGCTCCAGTTGATGCCCCTTAGCGTAATGGCAGCGCAACGGGTTTTGATCCCGTATGTGTTGGTTCGACTCCAACAGGGGTAGCCAATTATATATCCTGGTAACTCAGTGGAAGAGAAGAAGCAATTATATTGCAGGTCGCAAGTTCGATTCTTGCCCAGGGTATTAGTTCCTGTCGGGCCTCTCGGCCGGACGTCTACCGATGCACAAATCGACAGGCCTTTTGTAAGTTTCTTGGAAGGATAAACTATATTAGAAAACCTCATCAAGAAACAATCTGGGAGTGCAGGTATTCCCAGGGAAGCATATAGTACCTGTCCATGGAAAAAACTAAAGCTTCCCGCATATGCGCCTGAATAGCACAGCTGGTAGTGCAATTGATTTGTAATCAATAGGTCGGGGGTTCGAGTCCCTCTTCAGGCTCCATTAATTCTGTCGCCACCGACGTGCGGCCAAATGCACAAATAGGCGAGTTAACTCGTACAGCGGCTTTTCAGAGGAAGTAATTATGAAGTTTCACAGTATGACTTACGGGGAAATCGACTTAGAAGAAATCCCTTCAAAGTTACTTCTTTTTTATAATGAGAGAAAAAAATATGGTATGCCCTTCAGCTTAATCGTGGGTACTGATAGTCAAAATCGTCATGATACGAAGGTCGTAACGGTAATTACGATTGTCTGTGAAGGTCATGGCGGTATTTTTTTCTATAAAAAGAAGTATCTACCTTTAATTGAAAGCTTAAGAGAGAAATTAGAAATTGAAACTGGTGATTCACTAATTGTGGCTACCCGTCTTCTTGACGAACTCGACCAGCCGCAGTATGCGGAATTCGTAAGCGAAGTTCCTGTCTGTATTCATCTCGATGTAGGTAATGCGCCCAGGAATAAAACTGCAACCTTGGTTGATGGATTAGTAGGTTGGGTTCATGCTACAGGTTTAGAATGTGAGATTAAACCAGACTCTTTTGCTGCAAGCTCTATTGCAGATCGTTTAAGTAAATAGGAGAAATACTATGAAAGCAGAAGAAAGAGAAAGCTTTAACGAACTAATTGATTGTTTAAAGTGGCTTAGCCGCAACGAAACTGCTTGCCTTGATCTTTTCGGGACAACAGACATTATGGACATTCTATATGACGAGGATATCTACGATTTTGTAGATGAAATCCAGACCGAGCGCAAGTCCAATACAATCTTCACTGAAGTATTTATTGGTGATGTTGTGAATTTGAAGGGCGGCAAGACAATTATGGTTTATAAAAAGTTTCCTCTTTCAAAAGAAATCGAAGGCTTTGACAAGGATGGGATAGTAGTGAGAACTTCCTGCCAGAATATAGTTCAAATTGAAGACCATATTGAAATGGTGGCTAGTTTTCTTGAAAAGTAAAACTTGAAAAAATCCTAAATTTTTTATATAATATATATAGAAAGAAGGGAGATTTTATTATGTTTTATGCGTTAAAAGGAAAAGAACAACTGGATAAGGTTGTTAACGATTTTGTATCTCAATTTGGGTGTACTGCGGAGCTCGGTATGGATTTTAATTATTGCTATGAAACTGAGAGACTTCAGTATTCACTGTTGATGAGTGCCGTTGCTGATGAAACTTTTATGAAATTCATTTGTGAAAACCATCCCGAAGCCGCAAGAATTACCGATAACGTTTTCATTTGGAGTCTTCTTCACGAAATTGGTCATCATGAAACTTGGCGGCTGTGGTCTGACACAGAGCAGGCAGAGTTTGATGAAACGAAAGAACTCATTGAAGCATTGACTGTGTGTTGTGAGGATGAGGAAGAATATGCTAAGTATTGTACTGCATATTACTATATCCTTGACGAATGTGTTGCTACAGCCTGGGCCGCCGACTATATCTACTTCCACGAAAAGGAATTGAGAGAGTTTTGGGAGAAGTGGACAGAAGAGCTTTGGACATTCTGTGTAGTAAATGATTTTGATGAAGGTTTGAAGGCTTTTTAGAAAGGAAACTACAATGTATCGTGATTATGAAAGCATCCCCATGCTGGAGAAGAGATTAGAAGCTGCGCGGCAGACTTATACCGATTTTTCTACTGATTGTCTTAACTGGGAACCTAATGACCCTAAATGGGATAGGTTGGCTGAACTCCATGAAGATATTGAGGAATTAAAGGACCGTCTCAATTTCGCTTGGCAGGATGCATATGAAGATTAAGGAGGATTTTCCTCCTTTTATCGGGGTGTAGCTCAGCTTGGCTAGAGCGTCCGGTTTGGGACCGGAAGGCCGTAGGTTCAAATCCTATCACCCCGACCATTAGTTGGCAGATTACTATATCCGGATAAAAAATCTCTGCTGCTTTTCAGTTGCACGCTTAAACTGATATTTTGTGGGTTGGTAGCTCTAATTGGGAGAGCGCCTGCTTTGCACGCAGGAGGTTCCGGGTTCGAGCCCCGGTCGATCCACCAATTAACTGTTGTGGCGGAATAGGTAGACGCGAGGATGGTCAGGCGACAGGCATAGGATTAAAAACCTTCGGGAAGTGCCTATGGGTTCAACTCCCTCCGACTTGAGTAGATATCGACTTATGTGAGGTGCAAATCCTCACCAACAGTTTATGGCGCTATGGTGCAACAGGCTAACACATTAGGTTTTCATCCTAAAGAGTCGCGGTTCGAGTCCGCGTAGCGTCACCATATGGACAGATGCCAGAGTTCGGTCTATTGGGCACGGTTGCAACCCGTGTATTCGTGAGTTCAAATCTCACTCTGTCCTCCAGTTAATATGCGGGAGTGGCGTAATTGGCAGCCGCACCAGTCTTAGGAACTGGCGCCGTGTGCGTAAGGGTTCGAGTCCCTTCTCCCGCACCAGCTACTTTATAGGAGGAATATTCAAATGACACTCATAGAAGTAATGACCAGTAATGAGGAAATTATTAAGGACATCAACACAATCTTTGATAACGACCTTGCTGGGCCGCTATCCGACTGGTTAATTGAGTTGGAAAAGCGACTCGTTCAGGCTAATGAAGTTCTCGATGAATACGATGAAACAGTTCGCAATTCTCGGGAAATGTTGAGCCTTCTGACTAAGCTGCCTTAGTCAGTTTATGGGGATGAGAAAGGTTTCGACGGGACGGTAAACCCGAAGTGAACGTCTTGGACGCGAGTTCGATTCTCGCCATCTCCACCACATGGGTGCAATATTGGTACCCAAAGTCCCTCCTTTCTCCGCCGTAGACGTAAGTTTGCGGCGGTTTTATTATAGGAAATTACGGCCTCGCGCCAACTACATAACAACACCTAAAATTTGATTTTTCCATAAAAATATGATATAATATATTTATAATAGGAGGGTTATGTATGGGTATAAAAGCTTTTGTTATTGCTATGTCTTTAATATTGCCATTTTGTGCGACTATGACAGACTTATCAGAAGAAGCTTTAGAGAAAGAAGTACAAAGGCAAGCTGAAATTGCAGCTGAAAAGGCTGCAGAAGAAGAGGCCGCTGAAGTTCAGTCTGGAGGTTATGTATCTCCTTCAGAGTTTCGTACACAAGGAGTTATCTATGCTAACGGTATTCAATACACCTGGTATAGCGAGAAAGTTCTTCCTGGTGGAGGACTTAATATCCCTGGCCGCCATGTCGATGGGAATGGATATGTTTGTGATGGTGATGGTTACATTTGTGTAGCTTCCTGTGACTATGCGCAAGGGACTGTTTTGTCTACACCTTTCGGGCCAGCAAAGGTTTACGATGTTTGTCCGACCAGTGGAATTGTCGATGTTTATGTGAGTTGGTAAAGGAGTTTACAATGGATAAGGAGAAGATTGTAACAATTTTCTGTAAAGATTGTATTTATGCAAAGGAGCAGCTTACAAATATGTGGTGTAAGTTCCATTTGATTAACTGCTGGGACGATGATTTTTGTTCTTGGGGCGAAGCAAAGGAGGAAGATTAAATGGTTTATGGATATAGATTGGTCTGGGATTATGAAGGGGAAATGGAGTCTCACGCTGGAGTGGTAGTTGCTGGGACTTTTGGTGAGGCTTCAAATATTTTGGCAGAGCAGTATGGAGAGAATGAGATTTTAGAATGTACTTTGAGAATTTTAAGTCCAGACCGCGTGGTAAAGCTGGATGAAGAGAGCTATTTGGATTTTTGGAATTCTATTGAAGAAAACGCAATTTGGTAGCAAAAAAATTGAGAGCAACTTAATTCTGTCTACTTATTTGTGACAGTTAAATAATACAAGTCTTCGCGCAAACGCCAAGACTTTTAATATATATCTCTTGGGGCGGTCGTATTAAACAATCGCCCTTTTCTTTTTAGGGGGGATTTATATATGGCTTTAGACTTAAACTCTATAGAGGGTGTAGCAAATGTTGTTGAACGAGGAGAAAGTGCCTTAAATTTTATGTCAATTGCTACTCAATTAGATATTGATAATTTAATTGATAAAACGATTATCGACTTAGATAAAAAAATTAAAGATATGAGTCAACAAAAAGATAATTTTTTAGACCAGTTTGGTTGTAAAGGAAACCCTGAGTTGTTTAAGACAAGAGTTGCAGAATATTATAATAATTATAATTTGACTACTTTTACTGGAAAGTCTTTAAAAACAATAGTAGACCAATATAAAAATGCTACAGATATAAAACTTAGAGAAAAGTCCCAATTAATTGAAAATATGATTTATAATCTTATTAGTTCAAATTTAATGGGGCCAGGGCAAAATAAAATACTTCAAGCTTTTCAAAATGATCAAGTTACTCAAGAAATAGCTGACGAGGTCATAAACACACTTTTAGGAGCATTGTCTAATTCTACCCTTGGAAAAGGTGGTACACTAACGGCCAGTTCATTTGCACAATACAAATCAAAAAGTGGAGGAAAAGGAGCTTTAGAGATTGCTGCAGGATTAACTACAACTGCTTTTGATGCACACGTAGACAGTTTACAAAAATTAATTAATTCTAATGCTACTTTAAGGGGACTGGCAAAAGATTCTCCAGAATATGAAGCTATTAAAACTGCAAGAATATTGTTAAAACCAGTTCATGGGAAAGCTAATTTTGGTAATGAATCCCTTAGTCAAACATTAGGGGTAACTTGGTCTGATATAACATCAAATGCTACTACAGGGAAAACAGGAAAGGGGTCTGACATAAAATCTAATGCTGAATTAACAAAAGTTAATGAAGAATTAACAATACGTATTTTAGATGAATTACATTTACAAGGAAAAGATAGAGAATTCGTGCAAAATCGAATTAAATATATGCTAGGCCTAGATGAAAAGATGTTTTTTGTTGGTAGGTCTTATGCACAATTAGAGGGTATTTTAGGAGAATTAAGTGCGGTTGTAGCTATAACTGCTTTATTAGGAGATAAATATCGAGACAAAGCTTTTCATTGGATAGGTTCTCAAAGAGGGGTTTATAGTAAAAAACAACCAAGTATAGATATAGTTTTAAAAGAAGTGGGTGGTATTCAATATGGTATTCAAGTTAAAAATACTATAGATGATTTATCAACTGATTTTTCTCACTATATTTCTTTTGCAGAAAAACCTGTAGATGATATTTTTAATTTATTTGGTGGGTTGGACCCTTTAAAAGATGTTTATACTAGTGATGCATACAACGTGCCATATAAAAGAATTGGGTCTAGCTATTCTCAAGTTGGACCAAACACCACTTTTAGTCATGATGATCCTTCTGCTGAAAGATTTCCTTTATATATAGAATTAGATGAAAGAATTGATAGTATAGTTCAAAAAATGAACTTATATTTCACTCAATTTGCTCCAGATTTCTTATATATGGGTCTTGACCAAATGGGGTTTTCGAGTCAATTAGCAACTTTGGATCTTGAGGTTATTGAAACTGGTGGCAATTATGTCTATATAGTTGGACCAACAGTAACTTTTGCTGATGAAATGTTAACTAAACTAATGGAAGAATTAAAAGCTTTAAAAGAAATTAAAAATTTAGGGCAGCAATTGAGTTTTAAATTAGAAGCTACTTTTGATAGATTAAGGGGTGAAAAACAAGCTTTTAATATAGTTAGTTACTTAAATGGTAAGTCTAAAGGTGGGCTAGAATCTCATCAAACAAAACTTAGATCAAGTTGGGGTTTTTAATATTAGGAAATTAACTAAGGCGGCAAAATCTGCCGTCTTTTAAATTTTGATTTTTTTCTAAAAATTTGTTATAATAATAATAGAAGAAAATATTCTAAAAAAATAAGGAGTCAAAAATGAAACTTACCAAAAATGAATTCATTATCTATATATCCACCTATGCGAAAATGTGTGAAGAAGAAGAGCAGGTTGTCAATGCTCTTGGTATTGATTTTGAAAACACCATAAGTCATTGGATTGATAACTATTACAATCTAATCTCTGACCTTTGCGAGCTTAAAGACGAGGGTTTAGGTTCAACCCTTGATTGGTGGTGCTTTGAAACTCATTTTGGTAAGAGGAACGCCGCGATCTTAAATGAAGATGGCGCAGTACTTTTTGAAATCCCAGATGCAGCCGCGCTGTATGATTATTTAGTAAACGTAGAAATCCCAAGATATTGGAAGGAGCCAAATAATGGAACGAACTTTTTCAATTAACTTTGAAACCGAGTACATCGAATTCGACTACGAAGATCCCGAAGCGGAGAATGAAGATGAACTCTATCAGTCAGCGGTGGACTACGTCCTCCGCAATATAGAAATTCAAATGTATTAGCGGGAGAAAACGTAGAACGATGACTTATAATAAAGGATATATCAACCACTTTTCCAAAATTATCTTCACGCAACCTCTCATGAATGGGCGTTATGTGCGGCAGGTTTTTACAAAACTTCCCATGAATAGAACGCCAAATCGAGAGTGGGAGATTAGTTATGAGAACTTCTCCGAATATGAGTTCTGTAAATATCGGGGTATTTTCGGAGGTTGCGCCGATTGTTGGCGCGGGTTCGGAGAGCCACCCGAAAGTTTTTGCAGGAACTTTATAGAAGTAATTGATGGAATTGAGTTGGCGGCCCGCTGTGAAGAGATTGAAGCGAGTAATTTGCCACCGATTGAGTTTTATGTGGATGAGGATGGAGAGTAATGGAAGATTTTGAAACTGTATATGAGAGGTTATGCAAGTGGTTCTTTGCATCTGGTAAGTTAGATTATCCAGGCTGGAAAGAAGATTTAGCGATTGTATTGGACTATGTGCAGTATGCGCTGGATGAAGAGTACGAGCGGGCAGAATAATGGGATTTTTAGAGGACTTTTTTTGGAAGCCCTCTTTTAATTATGGGAATATTTTCGGGAAAAATTACGGGCCGGCGCAGTCAACGTAAAATATTTTCCAGGAATTTTTCCAAGAATTTTTCTAGAAATATTTTCCAAAAATCTTAGCCGAGGAATAATTTTGTAGGAATAATTTTCCAAGAAATTTTCCAAAAATTTCGGGTCTCAAAAAATTATAGGAACTTTAACTAAAATCTACTTAAAATCAAATAAGAAAATTAAATATATATAACGTATAAGTAATACGTATATATAATATGTATACGTAATAAGAACTCTCAATCCAAAGAGACGCCAATCGCGCGCAGATCTTGGCAAGGGCGTAGTCCCGCAGTCCAAGACCAAGCCGCGAGACGTATACATATAACAAGACTTACAATGTATATATATAAAGTATATATAAATAAACGCGTTTCAACGTTGAACTGGCGCAATCTACGGATAGTCGTAGCTGGTATCAACCTTGGGACGCTTATTTTATTATGTATATATAAAAAGTCCGTTACAGCTCCAACGGATTAAACGTAGCTGGTTTAACGTATATATATAAGGATGGCTTTTAAATTCAACCTGGCGCAGCTTACATAGGGTAGAGCTGGCAACGCAGCTTTCAACATATATATATAAATAGGGAGCGGAGGATAACCGAACGGATAACCTTGGGTCGTAGCTTTAAAATGTATACAATAAATGTATACGATATACGTATACGTTGCCCTTGAAAATGGATGCGGACGTAGGTGGAGGGGCTGAGGTAGTTCCGTAGGGGATATCTGAGATAGATTGGATTGGCTATATGAATTGGGTAAAATTGGGTGCCACAGCACACGACAAAAGTCAAATTTTTAATTAAAAATGTTAATTTTTTATCGAAAAACGTTAAAAACGTACAAAATTTCCAAATTTTTCCTCTCTTTCCAGAAATTTCCCTTACATACAATAAAAGAGAAGAGAGCTTTCGCTCTCTTCTCCCTCAACTACGCCAGGATATAACCCTTGACAGTTCCCTTGCCCTTGACCTTGATGTCCTGAGAAGTCGCACGACCCTCAGCAACAGCCTTGCGGCACAGAGCAGAAGCCTTCTGCACGGAAATCTCCATAGCAGCCGCGATATCGGTCGCGGTCAGAGCTTCCTCACCGAGAATCTCATTGACAATCTTGTCAACCAGAGGAGCGTTCTCCAGCGCTCTCTTGGAAGGAGTGTTCTTGCGCTTCTCGTTAGCGGCATCCATCTTCTCCAGCTCCGCAACAGCGAAATCGGAAACCTCTTCAACGTTCAGAGCAACAACAGCGTTCAGGAATTCTCTCTTAGTCATGGTGACCAACCTTTCTCTCACATACGGCCGTGAGCGCCAATTACATTTGAGAGGTTTTTTCTCTCTTCATCTTATATATATATTATAGCAAGATTTTCGGAATTTTTCAAGTTTTCACTTCTTAATTCCCTCGGGGCGGAGAACGCAGCTCCTTTTCCCTCTTCATCTTACATATATATTATAGCAAAAAATTTGAGTTTTTGCAAATTTACTATTTATTTCCAGAAAATTTGACAAATTTTTGTCAAGTTTTTACTAAAAATTAAATGAAAATTGGAAGAAATTACCTTATTTTTAAAATTTTTCCTGGTTGCAGCTCCCAAAATAGGAAAAAATTACCAGAAAATTTGCAGCTCCAACGCAGCTCCTGGAAAAATTTGGAAAATTTTTGAATCGCAGCTCCCAAAATTTGGATTAATTTAAAATTTGACGCAGCTCCTGGAAATTTCTTCCAATCGCAGCTCCCACGGAACTGGAAATTTCTGGAAGTCCCTCCAATAACTGGAAGCCAAGGAAATTTCTGGTAATTCTGGAAAATATTTCCAAATTTGGAAAAAATTTCTTTTAAAAAAATACTTGACAAAATGCTTGACAGGCGCTATACTTATATTGTAGAATGGGAGTGTTTTTATTAAGAGCGGGGAAATTATCTGACAATTCAGAAAATTAATCCGTTGTCGATTGTTAAAAATTTAACAATGGATATGGGTAAATTGTCAGAAAATTCAGACACAATGGGGATCCGCTGCGATTGTTAAATTTTTAACAAATGGTGGTAGAAGAAAGTGCTTCATGCGAAGCACTCCTTTCTCATCGGCTTATGCTGAGCCATGCACTTGGAAAAGATTTCCTTTTCAATCAACACGTCCGCGAGTCCCGTGTGGTCCTCGGAAAAATCTTCCTGTCCGCTGATGTACCTATAAAGGATTTCGGCGGTTGCTCTCGGCTTGCCATACTTGGTGACATATCCGTTGGCGGTTGCCCACTTGATGTACGTTTTCTGTTTGCAGATGGTGTCCTGTGCCATCTTCATGGTGTCCCAAAGGGGTACGCCATAGGGGAGAAAGTAGCGGAAGGCGGACTTGGTGAGATACCTTTGCGTCCGTGTCGTTGCCCTATAATCGAACCGCATATTGTGGGCGATGATTGCCTTGACGTTGTACTTCTCACAAAGGTTGCGGACTGTCAACTTGGCTCTGATGTAGGGGACAACTACTCTGGACTGATTGCTGATTTCTTCCTCATACTTGGGGATTTTGTCAGCATAGTAGGCGGTCTGCATTAAGTCGCGCATGCCGTAGAACGTCTCATAAATGACGTAGGAAAAAGTCTCGTAGACGTTGCCGTACTTGTCATGGATTGCGCCGCCGATATCGTAGACAATCGGGTCATCGAATCCGTTGGCGGTCTCGGTGTCGATGGTCAGATAATAGGAACGGCGATGGTCAATTTTAGTAGTCATGGTTTTCCTTTCTTTGGGCGTTGCCCTTCTCTTTAACTCTATATTGATTATACACCATGACCGCAAAACCTGTCAAGACTTTTTTGCAATTTGGGAAAACTTTTTTCTTATGTAGAGGGCGCCCGTCCGACTTTGTTAATTTTTTAACAAGCGGAATAGGACGAATTGTCAGACAATTTCGACAATTTGCCCTCTTGCAAGTTTACATAATGTTTATGTTGGTAAACTTGGAAAATGTAAAAAAATGGAGACCCTTTCGGGTCTCCCTCGGCCTACTCGGCCTTGGCCTTGGCGATTTTCTTCGCCTTGGCTTCGGCCTTGGCCTTGGCCTTTTCGGCTCTTTCCGCCACTTTCAGGCGGTAGGCTTCGGCTTCGCCGTAACCGTCGTACGGCTCGCCGTCACGCCCACCCTTGGGGACGGACACGGTGAGGACGATAAAGTCCTCGTTGCCCTCACAACCAACCGCAGGAAAAGCGATTTTGTTGGAGGCGGTGAGCATGGCTTCTTCGCCACGCTCTTCCAGAAGCTGGAAGAGGGCTTCCACCCACTGGTTACGGAGTAAATCCTGTTCAGACTTGCGAGATACTGCCATTTGGTTTCCTTTCTTTGCCGTTGGCAACCGCTTGATTTACCTTACATCTTTATTATACGGATTTTGGGGTATTTGTCAACCCTTTTTAGAAAAATATTTTTTTCTTTTTTTTGAAAAAAGTATTGACAAACTACTTGCGCCATGGTATTATAATATTGTAGAATGGGAGTGGAACTACTAATAGGGTAAGTTTTCTGACAATTTAAGTTAGCATATGCTAACTCGGCAATAGGTAAAGTTTTCTGACAATTTGGATTGTTAATTTTTTAACAAGCCACGATGAAATTGTCAGACAATTCTGAAAACTGCGCCTTGTCGATTGTTAAAAAATTAACAATCGAACGGCGAAATTGTCAGACAATTTAGACAATTTATGAACTTCCAAAAACTGGGACGGCCTATGCGACCGCCCCGAGAACTTCCATAATTTTACTTTCGTCGTATGCTACGCCTTTCCAATTTTTTCTATTTGGTTCTTCGTCGTCGAAAAGGATTCCGTTTCCATATTCTACCACTTCCGACTTCGGCGTTCCGTATGGTACGATTTTAATATCATCGAACTTGACGGAATGGAGATGGGTTTTTAACCACTTGATTTTTTCGGTGGTAACGGCACTGTCAAAATCTGGATTGGAATTTTTTGCTAACCATGACACAATACCGATTTTATACCCCATCTTCTGCAAACGGTTTAACCGCCTTGCAAGTACGTTCATGTTGACGAGTGGGCGCGCCTGTGCATAAGGGCGAGGATTGGAATTGGTTAAATCTTCCAACCAATTCTCTACGCCGTAGAAGTTGGCGATTGTGCCGTCCATATCGAAGTAAATTGCTTTAGCCATTTTTGGTCTCCTTTCTTTATCTAAATACATATTAGCACATAATGAAGAGGGTGTCAACACTTTTTAAAAAGTTTTTTTAACTTTTTTGAAAAGTTTTCTGAAAACTCTACCTATTGGGATTGTTAATTTTTTAACAAACTTTTGCGGAAGATTGTTAAAAAATTAACAAATGAAGAGGGCGAATTGTCAGAAAATTCTGAAAATTCAAAAGGGGCGAATTGTCAGAATTTTCAGAATTTTCTGACAATTTACGGCGAAAAAAAGAGGTCGGCACGCCGACCCCTTTTCGGTTTAGAGGGAGTAACCCTTCTGAGTACCCTTGCCCTTAATCTTCACATCGCAAACCTTAGTGTCCATCTGACGGAGAAGGGCGGACGCCTTCTGTACGGAGATTTCGACCTTGGCGGCGATTTCGCTTGCCGTCTGCGGAGTATCGGTCAGAATCTCGGCAATCTTCGCCTTGATAGGCTCGTTTTCAAGTGCCTTCTTCGAAGGACGCTCGGCACGCTTGGCATTGCGGGCATCCAACTTTTCAACTGCACCCTTGGCGAACTCGACCATTTCCTCGGTGATTTCTCCGTTGATGACGGCGTTGTAGAACTCTCTGTAAGTCATTGTGTAACCTTTCTTCTACTTGAGGGAGTAGACCCCTTACTTTTACCTTACACCCTTATTATAAGGGATTTGTTTTGATTTGTCAAGTACTTTTTAAGATTTTTTTAATTTTTTTAATGTGCTTGGCGTTTCGTTTATCTCTCTTGACATTTTTATTGTATCACCCTTTGGTGATTTTGTCAAGGGGTTTTGAAAAAAACTTTCAAAGATTTTAGAAAAGAGTTTTTTCGCATTTTGAAGAGAAATTGTTTCCAACTTTCCTTGTTTCCCTTTCTCTCCCCTTGACAATTACATCTTACCACCTTTTAAGTGGTTTGTCAAGAGAAAATCTGAACTTTTTCCGGATTACTTTACACCGACTATAACCCTCAAGGAGTGGCTCAACTCTCTGCGCCGTCCCCATCTTCTCTTGACAATTATATATTACCAAAAATTCGTGAAAAAGTCAACCTTTTTTATAAAAAAATAAAATAAATTTTTTTAATTTTCCTATTGACATTGTTTTTCTTTTGTGATATAATGAAGAGGGACGCACTCGGCCCGGGTGAATTGTCAGACAATTCTGACAATTCACCCTTATGCGATTGTTAAATTTTTAACAATCGACCCGAAAAAAAGAGTGGATAAATATCCACTCTTATGCATAAAGTAACTTTCTCATTTTCTTGTGTTGTCTGAAACACTCTGCCATGATTGCGACCTCGATGGAAACATCTTCCAAACCCGTATGCGATTCGATAAAATCGGTATCGCCTGTCATGTATCGGTAAACTGTTTCGGCTTTCCGTTGCGGTCTTGGTCTTACGTGGCGTGTCATAAAATTATTTTCTCGGCAAAAGCGATTATATTCTTTTTGCTTACAAATTGTATCGCTTGCCATTTTCATTGAATCCCATAACTCGATACCGTACGGATAAAAGTATTTGTATTTGCCGTTGGTGGTATACTCTTCGGTGTTATTGGTTGCAATCCTGTCAAACCTTGCATTATAGGCGACTATCGCCTTGATGTTGTAGTCCTTGCAATCCTTGCGGAAAATCCGCCCGATGGTCGCCCATTTTGCAATTTTGCGCTTGCCGTCTTTGATATCGCTTTCATACTGCGGTAACTTGTTTTTGTAGTACGCCGTTGCCATCAAGTCTTTACGCAAGCAATACGTTTCATAGACCACGAACGACCGCTTTTCGAGAATATTGCCCTTGCGGTCGTGGACAGCCCATCCGATATCATAGACTAACTGCTCGTTATTTGTGATATCGCCGCTTGTTTCGGTGTCCACCGTGATGAAATAATTCTTTCTTCTGTCAATCTTTACCATTGGATTCCTTTCTGCCCTTTGGCTTTCTCTTTACCTTACACTCTTATTATAAGCCTTGCCTTTTAATTTGTCAACCCCTTTTCAAAAAAAATTTTTTTAATTTTTCCCTTGACAAACCCCTTGCGCCATGTTATACTCATATTGTAGAATGGGAGTGGGCGCGGTGTATAGGGGGAATTGTCTGACAATTCCAATTTTTACCAATGAAGAGGGATTGTTAATTTTTTAACAATTCATAATGTGAAATTGTCTGACAATTAGCATATGCTAACTTGAAGAGGAAAGAAAAAGAGGAATTAATCCTCTTCTTCTTCCATTTCTTCGATTTTTTCCATTTCTTCATCAGAGAAGTACTCAAATTCACAACACCACTTTCCAATATCTTCCCTATAGAAGATTGTCACCGTTTTAACATCTGCGTCCTCGTTTGTAAGAGCATGGACCGCCTCAATGCGCGCCTCATTCTGACTTTCACAAATAATCATTGATAACTCCTTTCGGTTTTCTTTTATCTTACAATTAGATTATAAACTTATTTTGTTAATTTGTCAACCTTTTATTTGAAAAAATATTTATTCATTTTACCGTATAAATATACATCTTCGGTTTAATTATCTGACAACTTGAGTTAGCATATGCTAACTCCTATAGGGGAAGTTTTCTGACAATTCTGACAACTTCCGATGAAGAGGATAAAAAAATAGTCCCTTTCGGGACTACTTTCTATTTAATTTCAATGGTTGTACCGCAATTGTAAACCTCGTACTCTCCATTTGTCATATCTGTTACTATAGATAAGATTTTTACATAGTCTTTAAAGTAGACGATTGCCGTTCCATTAACTTCTTCAAGATACTTTATTTTTTCTTCGCACTCTTTTGCCAATTTAGGATTTTCTCTTTCTATCCATTCTCTATCTTCTTCAAACCATTCTTTTAATCCATCAATACCAATAATTTCAATTTTCATTTTGAACTCCTTTCGGTTCATATCTTTACCTTACAACCTTATTATACAAAAGAAAAAAGGGTTTGTCAACCCTTTCTCCAAAACTTTTTATACCAATCCATTTAGTAACTTGATGGCGATTAGTCCGAGAGTGATACCAGTACACGCCCAATCCTTTACTTTATCTGCGGCGGGTCGATGGAGTACATAACACCGAGCAACCGAGATTCCATTTGCTGCCAGATAGACCACCTGTCCGATTAAGAAATCAATTCCTACGGTACACTGTCCTACGATTAACAAGGCAAGGACTACATACTGAAAATTGATAAATACCTTTTCAAACCTCGTTGCCGTTGCTTCTGTCACTTCATTCTTGTTCTTTTCCATTGTCTTTCCTTTCTTTGGGTTTTACCCTTTCTTTATCTTACAAGTCAATTATAAGGGATAAAACGCTATTTGTCAACCCCTAAATTAAAAAAACTTTTTTAATTTTCCTATTGACAACGGCGCGCAAGTGTGATATGATTAAATGGGAGACTCTTTTAATAGGGGAAAGTTTTCTGACAATTCAGTTAGCCTATGCTAACCATGAAGAGGGAAAGTTTTCTGACAATTCAGTTAGTCTTTGCTAACTGAAGAGGATAAAAAAGAGGACTTTCGTCCTCTTCATTTTACAACTGCACGCTGACCTCTCTTACAATCACGTTGTATCCTTTTCTTTCATACTTGTCAACAAGTTTATAGGTGAAGTCGAAGTTTTCACAATAGCGGATAATCTGCGCCTTTCCCTTTTTCTTGCAAACGATTTTGTAAACTTTTACCTTTTCCATTTTTCTCTTCCTTTCGGTTTTGTTTTTCTTTTACCTTACAATCTTATTATATACGGCGCGCCGCCAAATGTCAACCCCTTTTAGAAAAAAATCTTTGTTAAATTTTTAACAATCTCCATAGGACAAATTGTCAGAAAATTCAGACAATTTCCAATGAAGAGGAAGGCGTCCTTTCGGACGCCCACCTGTTAGGAAAAGAGAAGAACAAAAAGGTTATAACTCCATTCAGTACCGCCATTCAGATTGTGGGCGCAAATGTCAATCCACGATACCAAACCCCACAAAATGACGATGAAACTTACACCTGTAAAAATGTCTCCGATTAACTTTCTCATTTGATTTTCCTTTCTTACATCTGAATCCAAACCTTTTTGATAGTTACATTATAACCCTTGCGGTCGTACTTGTCAAGCAGTTTGTACGCATAAAACGGTTTTTCGCTATAGCGGATAACTTCCGCCTTGCCCTTTTTCTTGGCTACGATTTTGAATACTTGAATCTTTTCCATTTTTGACTCCTTTCTTCTTCTCTTTACAATTATATATTAACAGAAAAACGACTTTTTGTCAAGTATTTATTTTAATTTTTTTTACTTCCAATATATGGAAATTGGATAAGGGAGAATTGTCAGACAATTTAGACAATTGCCTGACACTTCGTTTACTTCTGCAAGTATTCCATGATGATGAAACACGCCTTTGCCGCGGTGAGCCAACCCCTCACATCGTCAAGGCCGAACCCCATGATTTCAAGCAACCCATCGGGACCGCCGTAACTGTAACTGTGACTGATGACGTCGCCCGCGATTTCGCCATTCTCGTCATAGACGATAATCTGCGGAGTACCATACCAAGGCTGAACTTCAACCTTAAAATTGATGTTTCTGCGAGTGAGCATAACTTCGAGTGCTTCGATATGAGTCATTTTCTTCTCCTTTCGGTTGTACTTTCAACTTACAATTAGATTATAAGCGATTGAAGAGGAATTGTCAACCCCTTTTAGAAAAAA